GTGGGGCGATTTTGGCGAATATGTAGCTCGATATAAGGGTGGCCTGATAAGTAAGGAGGAGCTGGCCTATGCGGTGGGCTTCACCAAGGAGGAGGCAGCGCAGCGCTATGGCAGTCAGAGCAATGGCAGCGAGGCAGTGCAGACAGATGGTAAGGCGAGTGCTATAGGGAAGCTGGTGAAATATCCTGAGGGTCATCCGCAGGCGGGCAGACCGGACTATGAGTCGAGCAAGCCGGAGGATGTGAAGGATTATCTGACGGAGACCTTTGGCGGAGCTCAGCAGGCGAAGGATGCAGTTGCGGGAAAGCTGAAGGAGCTGAAGAAGAGATTCAACACTCAGAGAGCTCGACTGGCAGTGATCGAGGACAACATCAACGAGTCGGACTTCGACGAAGAGGAGGCAGCGAAGAGTCAGGAGTTCCTGCAGCAGCAGAGAGAGGCTCTGGCGGCTATTCAGAAGAGTATCAACTACTGGAAGAGAGTCAATAAGACAATCAAGCTGCCGGGAGCAGCACCTAAGCCGAAGAGCAAGAAGAGGAAGCCGACCATGTCGCCTGAATATACGCAGGCGCAGAAGGAGTATGCAGGTAATGACGCCGCGATGGAGATTCTGGGTAACCTGGAGCCGCAGACAGCGGTGGAGGTGGCTGCGGAGTTTCTCAGCGACCCGAACGTGATGTTGATAAGAGATGAGTTCTTAAAGGAGACTGGCTACAGCGCTGGAGAGGCGAAGAGGTTTGCCTTTAAGTTCGCCGGCAAGGATAAGGGAGGTATCTCCCTGAGAGAGGCCGGGGAGAAACTTATGCTGTGGGATATGGAGCATGGCTACAACCTTCTTGATCAGAACGACCCTATGGCTGGTGTGAATGCTATACTCGAAGCCTTCCATTGGGCAGAGAAGCCGAGTGATCTGAGGCGCATGATAGAGCGTAATCGTGTAGAACAGGCAAGATTGCAGTTTGAGCATGATAACGAAGAGATGGACCGCTACGAGGAGGAACAGAAAGAGCGTGCGCTGACAGAGCGTGATGCAAACGAAGCGATTCTCGAGGAGCAGGCAAAAATCTATAACGAATATGAAAACAGCGAAGAATATTTAGAGAATTACACTAACTTTGGAGATACTAAAAAAGAAGATTATGAGAGAAATGGAACCGTGGGAGGAGCTGCTTCAGGAGAGAGCCAAGCAGATAGCCAGAGAGAAGATGGAGGAGGCGGCCAAGGACTTCAAGCTGTACAACCAACTGGCAGCACAGATGAAGAAGGAGGCACAGCACCAACCGGCACTGGTGAAGTACTACGAAGAACAGGTCAAGAGGGGGCGCAAGCCGGGACTGGCCTTCATGCTGACGGTGGAGTTCTGGCTGGAAGCCAAGGCGTTCGTCCAGATGAAGGGAGCGCGCGAGCGGGCGATGGCTCAGCGACAACAGGAGAAAGAATAGCTGAGGCGGAGAAGCAGGTCAATACCAACCCGACCGAGGCACAGAAAGAGGCAGGCAACTACAAGAAGGGTCATGTGAAGGTAGGTCCATTCGACGTTACCATCGAGAACCCACAAGGCAGTGTACGCCGTGGCACTGACGCTAACGGCAACAAGTGGGAGACCACCATGCAGAATAGCTATGGATATTTCCGTGGCACAGAGGGCGTGGATGGAGACCATATTGATACCTTCCTCTCTAACGATATTGACAGTTGGAACGGTCAGAATGTCTACGTTGTGGACCAATACAACGAGGACGGAACATTCGATGAACATAAGGTGATGCTCGGTTTCAATGATGAGGGCGAGGCACGAGACGCTTATCTGAGCAATTATTCAAAAGATTGGGCAGATAAGCACAAGGTCGTTGTGACCACATCTTCGATGGACGACTTCAAGAAATGGATTGATAGCAGCCACCGCAAGACGAAGGCTTTTGCTGAGTATTCCAAGGTGAAGGACAAGGAGTTGAAGGAGGCCGAGGAGAAGCCAAAGGCATCTATCGAGGAGACCAACAAGCGCCGCATGGAGGACATTGAGGCGCAGTATTCCGATAATGAGAGTAAGATTTTTCAGTTACAAGAGGAAATTGACAACCTGCAGCCAGAGGATGAGGCTAAGCGAGGCGACCTTGAGACTCAGATTATAGAGATTGAGGCAGATCAGCACGATTTGGAATCGGAGTATAACGGCCTGAAGCAGATGAACGAAGAGAGCGCCGCACTTGCTAAGGCCGAGAAGGAGGGACTTGATATCGTTCAGGAAGCATCTATGCCATACATAACAAAGCGCCAGCAGGAGTTGAAGTCGAAACATGCCGGAGCATTGGTGCTCTTCCGTAATGGAGACTTCTATGCTTGTTACGGCGAAGATGCCAACACTGCCAATAAGGTGCTTGGTGCCACTAAGACGCTGAAGGATGGAACGCCACTTGTTCTGTTCCCCTCAAATAAGCTCGACGAGTATCTACCGAAGCTCATTCGGTCTGGTGTGCGTGTGGCTATATCCGACGAGGTGGAGAATAAACGTATAGCCAAGAAGGCTCTGAGAGCAAAGAAAGAATCTGGCTTATTTACCGGTGATTTGTTCTCGCAGCCTCCCGTGACGGAGGTAGTTCCTACTTCTGATGGTGGTGTGATGGAGTTTTCAAGCTTCGGAGGCCTTAACTCAAAGACCGGAGAGTTTGCATACGTAGAGCGTCAGTTTACGAAGAGCGGAGAGTTCAGCTTTACAGGTTCTGAGAAGATAGAGAGTTCGGATGATGTCGCTTACATCTTCCGCTCATTGGAGAATAAGGCGATAGAGAATGTTTTCGTGGTATTGGTGAAGGATGGAGTCCCGACAGTGGTACATATCGGCATGGGTTCGCCAAATGCCTCTCCTGCAGATTTATCGGCAATTCGTTTGGCAGCCCAGAAGGCAGGAGGAGTGGACCAGGTCTACATGGTACACAACCATCCGAGCGGAAATCTCGCGGCCAGCTCACAAGATCGTAATCTGCTCGACACCATATATGAGATGTTTGACGATGATGTAGTTCAGCCAGGCATTATCATAGACACAACAAGCGGGAAATATGGCATATTTATTCCTGTGGAGGGAGCACCAATAGAAAGAGTGCGCCCAAAGGAGGGCGGCAACGTTCCTCTTGATGTGCTCCGTTTTGACAAGCAGGTATTTTCTCCTGATTTTGATCTGTCATCTCTCAGCAGAATCCGTTCGGCAGAAGATGTGGCATCACTCGTGTCTTCACAACGCTTGGGCGATTGCGATAAGATAAGCTTCCTTGTTCTTTCCAATAGCAGCAATGTTGTGGCTAATATTCACACTACTTATAGCAATCTTACTAATGATAATATAGAGGTTCTTGCTAAGCAGATAGCGGATGATGCTGTACGTTTTGCAGGCACAAGAGTTGTTGTATATGGAGATTTCGCAAGCGGCACGGATAGCATTAAACGATTGAATACAAGAATCTCAGTACTGTCCGGAAAGTCAGTGAGATTGCTTGACCTTATCAAGATAAGGGATGGCAATTACAATAGTGCATCCGAGTATGGCTTCTTGGACGAGCCTGAGGCGAAATACGGACCACAGGGAGTGGCCGAACCTGCCGGAAGGAAGAAACAAGATGATGACAAGAGTCTTGTCGGCGTACACAATATCAGCGAAGAAAAGCTCGAAAATGCGTTGAAGCTTGGAGGATTGGCTAACCCAAGTGCGGCTGTCGTTGACCTGAATGTTGGAGGGCACAACAAATATGGTGAAATTTCACTTGTTATGCCCTCATCGCTTGTTGACAAGAAGAGTGGGCGGAATGCCGGCACATGGGCGGCTGATGCATATACGCCGAGGTTCCCATCGACTACAAAGGAATTTGGGAAAGATGGTGAAAAACTATTAAGAGAGTATGTAAAGGACCTTCCGGACGGAATGGATGAATATATGTATAACGTATTCCAGCAATATGTGGACGTAGGCAATTCTCCTGCTCCACTGTCCTATCTATTCCTGCATGAGAAGGGAGAAACTCCTAAAACTCTGCACAAGAAGCCTAAGTATGATACGGACATAGTTGATGCGCTGAAGAAGAATGGATTACTGACTAAGGACGTGTACTCAATGAGTGACGCCGAACTTCAGAAGCTTGCAGACATTTACGCGGACGCTAACTATTCAGATTCAAAAACGAAATTCAATAAGGACGGTAAAAGTGTATTTGATTCGCTTAAAGAAGGTGTGTTTGATGCAGAAACGCTTGGTAAGGGAGGCTTGGATCGCTTCCAAAGTGCTGTAAATAGGAGTATTCGACAGACGGGCGAGGTGAACTATGCCAAGATGGGTGAAGACTCCTACGAGGAGGTGAAGCGCAGAGGTATGGTTGATGAGTTCTACAAGTGGGTCGCAGACAAAGAGGAGGAATTTGGTGTAAAGGAGTTGATCTATGCCGGCATGACTCCAAGTGGAACCCGAAAATATCTACCACTTACACTTGAAAATATTTCGAAGATAATGAAGAAACAGGGCCGCGCCGGCAGCGAAAGTTTCTTCCATGACAGTCCTGGTGGCGTACGAGCGCAACTCACCAAGAAGCTCGATTCTCTTGAAGCTATTCGGAAAAACAAAGGCCGTCTCGTCGATTCTGAAAAATTTGGACCAATAGCCGGAGCTATTAGTGATAAATATTTCGAGCTGGCAAATGAAATATTCAGAGGTGACGGAGGGGAACTTGCGGATGTACTTAAGGCGAAAGACATGGAAGCTGTTGCAGAAAGTTATGGAATAAACCTAAGTAATTCAGAGATGAAGAAACTGACTGAGTTCCGTGACTTCCTGAAGGAAGCACCGACGGAGTACTTTGAAACGAAGTTCGAGCGTCCCGTTGGGCTGGAGGAATTTGCAGCGGCTGTAGTGCCGAGTGATGCAAGTCCCGACATTAAGGATGCACTTTCAAAGAAGGGACTGCAGATATATGAATACAAGAGAGGCGATGAGGCAGACAGAAAGAGAGCACTGGATGAGGCCGCATCATCACGTGAGGATATAAAATTCTCCATCCGCAAGGGTGATGCTCCGAAAAAGACGGGAATTGGCTATAAGGTGTTCGCGCTGAAGGATGGTAAGCTCTATCCGCCGATGGTGGCTAATCCCGGAGGCAAGGATACGCCTGTTGGCATATGGCTCAATGCAGACGCAGCACCTGTTGTAGGCACAAGCAAGACCGGCCGTCTGAAGGTGAAGGCTGGTGGCAAGGGCACGCAGGGCGGCAGCGGCACATTGGCGTATCGCCCAGGTTGGCACCTGGGAGAGATTCCATATGCCTTGCAGTTCAATCGTGTGAATCCCGAGACCGGTGCAAGAGAGCTCTTCCCCAACAACTTTGTATGGGCAGAGGTGGAGTACGCCAATGATGTGGACTATCAGGATGAGGCCATGAGTTACGGAATGAATCCGAGCGGAAAGTTCCAACACTCACTGGCAGGACTCCCAAAGGTCCCCGAGAATGGTTCCTACAGATACCGCACCAATCCTAATCCGGAGACAGACCCGTGGATCATCACCGGCGCTATGCGCGTTAACAAAATCCTCACTCCTTCGGAGGTGGATAAGATTGTTCGTGATGCAGGTCGTGAGCCGCAGCCAAGGCAAGAGGGCTCCGTTACCGACGAGCAGGTCAATGCGCTCAATGAGCAGATGACGCGCGGACGTTTCATTGGCGAGAAGGGTGCGGCGCAACTTGACAAGGCACAGGAGGCTACAACGCGTATGGACAACCTGAATGTGGCAAAGGATATGGAGAAGTCCGGCAAGAAGGCTCAGATCATTAAGATTGCTACTGGATGGGAGAAGGGCGCTGACGGTAAGTGGCGCTATGAAACACCCGACTTTAAGATGAAAGAGGGTGAGGACTTCTATGGCTTGCGTGATAAGGCCTACGATGAGTACATGGATGCAAAGAAGGCACACGAGGAGATATACAAGCAGCTCAACCGCATCGATGACGCTATAGATAAGTATCCACGTCGTGGACGCACCGAGGCGCAGAGAGAGGCCGTGGCTGAGCTGAACAAAAAGCGTAAGGAGATAGCTAAACAGCTTGAAAAAGCAAGTGATGCTGAGTATGAGAAGTCGCATGCGTATGACGCTTCAAAGATGGCCAAGGCAAAACTCTCGGACTGGATAGAGGACGAGGAACTATTCAAGGCGTATCCGGAACTTGCGGACGTCCCAATAGAGGTGAAATATATGCCATCCCGCGGAGCTTACATACCGAACCCACGCGGTGGGGAAATCGGGAGGATAGAGATGTCGAACGACATGCCATCGGCTCAGTTCAGGAATGTCCTTGTGCATGAAATTCAGCATGCGATACAGGACATTGAGGGCTTTGCTGCAGGTGGAAATGTCAGAATGGTAGAGAATGCCCGTGCTAATATAGAGTGGGCGCTGGGTGGGCTCTTCTCTGACATGAAGAGCAAGGGACTCGGAGATTGGCTGATAAAGCATCCAACAGAGGATAGACTGAAGGCCATCAAGGAGTTTGCCAAGGCACTCCCCGAAGAGGAGCGAGAGAACGCACAGCGTGCCATCAAGAGACTCGACGATATGATTGAGGAGTATGGCTCGTATGTAGGGAACCCAGACGAATCGGCATACGACGTGTACAGACGTTTCAGCGGCGAGGTTGAAGCTCGGAATGCGGCGAACAGAGCAGGCTTCTCCCCCGAGAACAGACGGAATGTCCTTGGTAGCGAGACAGAAGATGTCGCACGTGAAGATCAAATTTTCATCGAAAATGCACTTGGCAATAGCAATGAATCATTATCTTTGCCTGCACATGAGAATCTTGAAGCTCTCAACGAGGAGATTGACCGCATACAGACTATGACGGTGAACGCTCCAAGAGGCATCGTGGCAATGACAGCGAAGGATATTCTTGATGCTTACCCCAATATCGACCCGGTGACATACGCCAAGGTGATTGAGGCAGGAAAGAATCCGGATGCTCTGGCTATCTATGTGCCACAGATGGATGAGATTGTGATGTTCCCGAAGCATGGTACTGTTGGGGAGATACGCAATTCCAAATGGCATGAGAGTTTTCATAGCGGTTTCGAAAAGGTGTTTAAGAACAAGACCTTTAAAGACCGTGAGAAGATAATAGATGCAGCAGCACAGGCGAGGGCGATAGATCCAGAGCTTAGCGACTGGATAGACAGGACATATAAGACCAATTCTGACGAGGAGAAGATAGTTCACTTGATGGAGAACGTTGTCTCCCAGATGCAGGAGGATGGCACAATAGGAAAGCTCAAGAATGGCATCAGCTTCGGCGATGAGTACACTGAGCTTAACGAGATAGCTAACGATATACTTAAACAAATATTAGGAGGACTAAATGATGGAAAAGGAAGGACCGTTTATCGTAACACCAGAGATGCAAGAAAGGATGCGGCAGGACACTCGACGCAAGATAGCAGAAGGCAGAATGAGACCGACGCCTCAGCTTTACGCCGAGGGCAGAGAGGAAATTCGAATGACACCGGAAGAGGAGAAGGAGCTGGAGGAATACAGAGCGAAGGCCAGGGCGAAGTGGGACGCTCGGATGAAGGAACAACAGAAGTAAACAATGATACAAAGTATCGTTTTATAGGTGAGCTGGGCGCCGCCCGACTGGATAGAGCTAAAGAGGCTACAACACGTCTTGCCAACCTGGATGTTGCCAGGCAGATGGAGCGCTCCGGCATGGATGCCAAGGCTATCAAGATGGCGACAGGATGGGAGAGAGGTGCTGATGAGAAGTGGCGCTATGAAACTCCCGACTTCAGGGAGGTCAATTCGTTTGGAGAATTACACCCCGAAAGGAAAAAGCTTTCTGATGAAGAAAGGAAGGAACTTGAAGATGCGGAATGGGATTTGCTTGATGCTTTCTATTTTGGTGTGGAAAAGTACGCAAAACAGGGTAAGGAGATTAACTCAGATACCGACATGGCTGATATATATACAGCCGGAGGTATGGAGCCGGAGAGAGCCAAGCGCTTGGCGGCTTTGGAATCTAAACGTAAGCAGCTAAAGAACGCTTCTAAAAAACTGGATGATTACGTTGACGACAAAGAACTGTTTGAAGCATATCCGGATTTGCTGGATGTAAATGTAAAGAAGGAGCCTGACACCTACTTCTCTGGCGGCAAGTCAGGCTCTTATGACTCCAATACAAACACCTTATACTGGAATGATGGTGAAAAAACCACGTTGGCGCATGAGATTCAGCACATCATCCAGCGCAATGAAGGCTTTGCGAAAGGCGGCAATCCAAACATTCAGAAGGGCACTACATCAGAGAGGTATAAAATCAATGAGGTGCTGGACTGGATGCAGAGAGAGATAGCCAGCAGCAGGGAGGAACTTGAAAAAGCAACTCTCGAGACAGAAAAGCTCTCTTATCCTATCTCTGATGTGTATACCCGTCTCTATAGCGGAAAGATATCAGAAGAGGAGGCTAACCGACAGATTACCGAGCTTACTCCAGCCTATGAAAAGGCAAGAGAGGAAAGAAACAAGCTGGCACGTGACCTTAGTCATCAGCAGCAGCAATATGAGAGCATGCATGATACACTTAACGAGCCAATCGGAACAGAGGGATATACGCGGTTGATGGGCGAAGTGGAAAGCCGCAACGTGGAATCACGCATGGACATGACTCCCGAGCAGCGTCGCGCGTCGCTTGCCAGCGAGACAGAGGATATCGCCCGTGAGGAGCAGATATATCGGACGGACGATGATGGTGGAGTCAGATATTCTATCCGTAAGCCGAAACGCAGGGAGGGCGAGACACTTGGAGCCTTCGCAAAGCGCCTGAAGGAATATGAGGAGAGACTTGAAGCCCAGAAGGCATCGCGCGAGATAGAAAACTCCGATGGTAAGGATAAACTTAATGATGAGCTGAACGACCTTTCGATGGAGATGATGGCTCACCCGTCCCCTGTCCGTCAATCAGGTGAGAGCGATGCCGACTTCTCCGCACGTCAGAGCGAGTGGGAGAAGTGGAACGCCGAGCGCCGTCCGGAGATTGAGAAGAGGCTGAACGAGATTCGTAAGCAGGCCCTTGAAGAACGCGTTATTGATAGAGACAAGGAGATAGATGAGGCTGATGCCATGTATCGTGGCAAAGCTCCTTCAAAGAATGCTCCGGAAGGTTTTGAACCCGACACTCCCGACAGCGTAAACAATCTCACCAAGGACGAGATGAGAGAGGTGCGCCAGGGCGCAGAGGAGCGTCTGCAGGATATGCAGATTCTCACCACCAAGGAGCAGGCGAAGAAGAATATCCATAACGAGATTATAGAGCGTCGCCGCTATATAGACTCAAGTAACCTCGAAGATGCAATCTTCGTTGATGACCTGAAGAAGGCAGCCGGCAAGAATAGCAAGCAAGTCCTTAAGGACATCCCTTCCTATATAGAGGGAACCTACGAGGGCAAGCCAAGCGAGGAGCTTGTAAAGACCGCCAAGATGGTCAGCGACTGGTTTGAGGAGTGTTACAACCTGATGGCCCAGGAGGGCGTACTGTATGGCGCGCCGCAAATACAGAACTACGTGACTCACATTTGGGACTGGGGACGTAGTCCTAAGGAAGCACAGGAGAAGTATAACGCCTATGTCAATGCTATGCGTATGCGCTCTCCGTTCACTCGTCACCGTGTCATCCCGAGCTATGCAGAGGGTATTGCAATGGGTATGGTTCCGAAGTATGATGATATCACGGGCATCATCACCGAATACGGCCATTACGCCACAGAGACTATCGCTAACCATCGTATGGTAGAGTTCCTGAAGAACTTTAAGATAGCCATCCCCGGCGGTAAGGATAATATGCCGATGAATGTAGATATTATCGTATCGGATGATGTCAGAGACCCTATGTATTCACGTATGAATAACACTGCGCTTGAAGGCTATAAGGTGCTGAACATTATAAAGCCGATGATAACACCTGTGTTTGGTGACCAACATATTCTTGATCATTCGCAGCTCAATTCGTTTACCAATAAGTTGATTAATGGTATATGGATAACGTCGAGCCTGATGAAGAAGATAAATCTCGGTTTCTCATTCTTCCATCATGGAGCATTGACAGAAACGGCGGTTGCTATGCTTAACCCTGCTCGTGCTGCCAAGGTGATTGCTAAGGACCTGATATGGGATGTCATCACCAAAGGTAATATACCGGCGATGAACGACAAAGAGGCGGCGCGCGACGCTGTGAAGCATCTTGTTTCTCTCGGCGCTACCAATGACTATGCGATATCGGATGTGCAGAACTTCACAACCACGATACGCAAGCTTGCCGAGGATAAGAATGTGCAAGGCATTAAGCAACTCACGCAGATGGTAGATTTCCTTAATAAGGGATTTGACAAAGTATTGTGGGATGTTATCCATGATGGATATAAAGTGGCATCGTTCACCAAGATGGCAAAGGAGATACGCACTGAAGGAGCGAACAAGGGATGGACTAAGCAACAGATAGAGGATGCTCTTGATGAGGCTGGACAACTTGTAAACGACACGTTCGGAGGACTCCATTTTGATATCCTTGGCTATTCGCCGAAGAGTGTGCGCATTATGCGTGCGTTGTTGCTCTCTCCCGACTGGACGTTAGCTACAATCAGGCAGGCTCTCTCTCCGTTTGGGTATGGACGATTATACAATGACGATGGAGTATGGAACGCAATGTTCAAGGGAGAGCCGGCAAGCAAGGTGCGCCGCAAGTATGGCCGTCAGTTCTGGCTAACCGCAGGTATCTTCTTCTACGGTATGATGAACGGGCTGAATGCCTATTTCCGCAGTGCCGATGAGGAGAATGAGAAACGTAAGGCTGATGAGATGCGTAAGGTCGACCCTGAGTACAAATCGCCATACGAGTTGGCCTATCCAGACGGAATGAAATGGTACGACTACACAATGCTCGGCAATACTCTTACTCATCAGACTCATCTGTTCACCGGAAGGTATAGCGATGGAACAGAAACCTACCTCCGTTGGGGAAAGCAGTTCAGAGAGCTCCCTGAACTATTCTTTGGACGTGATGGATTGAGTTTCCCCGGTCCGATGATTGATAAGATGGCTGGCAAGGCTAATCCGCTCATGTCAACGGCCTTCGAGTTTATAAGCGGTCATTCGCTTAGTGGCTGGGAGAATCAGGACATGAAGGATAAGAAGGGCGTGGAGCGAGACGTGGCAAGACTCTATATGCTAAGCAAGAAGTTCCTGCCATACTCCATGCCGACACAGGAGGATAAAGACTTTATGTTTATGGATTTGCTCATGCCATCGTCTAAGGGCTTTACACCTGGTAAGGCTATCACGAACTTCGACAAGGCAATCAAGAGCGGCGACAGCTCGTTCGTTGAAAAGGTGTATAATGCCTGTGTAATGAACGGACTCAACCCCGAGAAGCTGTTTAATGTAGCTAAGGCTAAGATTGAGGCCGAGGCTAAGCAGAATCAGCTGAAGGATGTGGAGACCATTGACGACGCACAGAGGCTCTTTAATCAGACAAACTCAATTAAGGAGCGCAAACGTCTGAAACGCTATATCGAGCAGCAATTAGGAGCACAGGACTACCACGCTATCAGTCAAGCTGAGATGGTGGAGAAGGCTAAGGAGATTATCAACGGTGAGGAACAAGCGACAACCAAGGCGGACGACCGATATATCGGTCTGTCAACATCTAACGATGTGATGGAGGATTATCGTCTACGCAAGACGTTAGCCGGCTTGAAGAAGTATCACGACGACTTTACCTCACTACAACAGGATAATCCAGAAGCTGCACAACGTATGGCTAAGGAGAAGGGTAAGTTCCTCCGTGGTTACGAGATGACTGTGAAGGCGCGCTCCGCAATGTCAAGGATGAAGCGCTCACTTGGCCAGCCCAATGTTGACGACGAGAAGGTGATGGACAATATCCGGCAACTTAGAGAGCAATGGAAGGAGGCTATGGACAATATGAAATAGAGATAGCCACAACAGATAAAGCGCCCGACAGGTTAATGCCTGCCGGGCGCTTTTCTTCTAATTATTATTTTATCTCCTATTTCTTTTAGCTTTACTCGCCATCCTGTCAATATCCTTTTCGGAGAGGTGGGCGTGTCCCGGCGGAGCATCCTCCAGATAGTATGCACGGTCATCGCCGACAACAATCACGCACTCCTCGATAGGAAAGACAGCAACGTGTTCTGTCTCCTGCTTCTGCTTACAGTCGTTGAGAAATGTAGCAAGCATCTCCGATGAATGCCATGTGACATACAGCTTACCCTCAATACGAATCTGCATCTTACAGTAGCTCTCGCAACTCTTCACGCAACTCGCCTCTTGGGTAAAGTCTACGACATCCATCACGACTGCATTATCTATCAGCTGCACGATGTCAATATAGGAGCCTTTGAACGAGCCCCTATACTTAACACCGATTTCACTAACCTTTGGCATACCGTCAGTCGCCTAAGAGTATCTTATCAATCTCCTCGTCAGAGAAGCCATTCTCCGACAGCGCCTCACGCCACTCCTCGTCAGAAGGTTCATGGTCAGCCTGTACGGAGACATAATCAGCAACAGGTATAGTCACTGACACGACAACGGGTTCCCCGCTGTCCTCGTCTGTTTTTACCTCTTCTCGCTCTTCGTCGCGATGGTTGTAAAAGCGTCGGTACTCGTTCTCCTGTGGGTTCGGCACCGGAAGCGTCATCTTCTTTACCTCTGCGCCCCTTGGCGAATCGGTCGACGCGGTTAAAAACTTCATTGTATTCATTCTTTAGATCTTTTAATAAGTTATTACTATCACAATATTTAAAATATCCCAGATAGGAGCATACACAACTCCTTTCGTATATGCCGTTCTGAGGTCTCTTGGTAAGCTGCCTTAGCTTATGGATGAAGCGGTATTTGATACTCGCACGTACACGGGTATTCTCCGTACCTACCGCGTAAGAGCAGAAGTCTATCCTGCGCTTATCGATAGGGAAGAGGGTAATCTTGCCGAAGGTCAGTCCCAGTCCGGAAATAAACTCCGATGCACGGCGGATAATCATCTTCGCCTCCCTCTTATCCTTAACAAGAATGACAATATCATCGACATATCGAGTATAATACCTCGCACCAAGTTCCTGAAGAACGAAGTAGTCAAGCGGCGTGAGGTAGAAGTTGCCGTTGTTCTGCGAGGTAAGAGCGCCGATAGAAATGGATAAATCCGTCTCCGGCTTATAGCTCATAATCACAGCCTCCAGCAAACTAAGAGCCCTTTCGCCCTTGTACTTGCGTCTGATCATCTCCATCAACTTACTCTTGTTGATGTTAGGATAATACCTCTTCACGTCGAGCTTAACACACAGATTATAGCCGCTCCGGTGGATGTCCTGTCTTACTTGCTTACTCGCCTTCAGCGTGCCGCGTCCTTTGATACTGCCAAAGGTACGCTTCACGAAGTGACGGTCGAGCCGGAAGAACTTGACAAGCAACTGATGTACTATGCGGTCCTCTATGCCGACAACATGAATCTCTCTCACCTTTTTCTCCGTCTTGAGATAAAACACTCTGCCCTTGTCGGGCTTCCATGTGCCATCCCTTAGCCGGCGTTGCAACGATAAGAGATTCTTCTTCTCATTTGCTCCAAAAGCCTTAACATCACAGCGATTCTTCTTTCCATCTCCTGTACTGCACAATCGCCAAGCATTGTACAGGTTGTTATACTCCGTCATTTCGGAGAAATTGACAATCGCCCTTTTCATAAATGATATGACTCCTCAAATAGTTTTAATAGACCGAAGCGTCAGTCGCTTCCATCTTTTACGAGCGGTTTTCGTGCCGTGCGTACAAATGCTTCCATCCGCTACTAACCGACCGTAGGCGTAGCATATTTTACTCACTCCCCGAAGAGTGACAGCCACAATGGCTGCAATTAGTAAGGCCTGCATTCTCCGTAAAAATCTTACAATATCTTTTCGCTGCTACGAAGCTTCAGGAGTTAGGGCACCGCCGTAGTTCGGGTTCGCGTTCGAGGCAACGTTGTTCGAGTTCACAACCGAGACACCGAGCTTGGAACCGTTGTTCGCACTACCAACCACCGCGGGAACTTGAAAATGCAGCCCACGTGGCGGCTCTTATCGAGCCGCCACGATTTAAATATCATCACCTCAAGCCAATGGGTTCCGCCCCGGCAGGGGCGGCGATTTCGGCTCCGCTATGCGGCTACCGTTCCATCGGCTATCGTGTCGTTCGGGTCCGAGGAAGCGGGGGCACCGCCGTAGGTCGGGGACGCGTACGAGGCAACGCCGTCCGAGCGCACAACCGAGACACCGAGCTTGGAACCGAGGTCCGCACCACCAACCACCGCGGGAACATATACAGTGGTCTCTGATGGATTAGCAGCTCTCCAGTAGTTGTCACACATACCGGTCGTCGCTGATGCACCGAGAGCGGACGGAATAAGAGTATCCTTGTAGTTCTCTAAGATATATCCCTCAGTAGCAGATGTATCCTTCGCCGCTTCGTCGCATACTGCCTCATAGTCGTCTGTCACATCGAATGCAATCTTCGACAAATCCTTGCAGCGATACCATACCTGATTCTTCTTGATATATCCAGTTGCCCATATCCAGTAAGGGCCAGACAGACGATTCTCGCACCAAAGGAACTTGTTCGGCTTAACGGTCACGCTGACATCCGCCTTATTCGTCACTGTTACTGACAACTCGCCCTCGTGGCCCTTAATGCTGTTGGTTACACCCGTCTTATGGAATGGACTGCACTGAGCGTAACCTGCATCGACGTTACCGCCGTTACCGTACCACCAAGTCCAATCAGCATTATCAATACCCTCATAAATACTCTGAGAGTTAAAGGTCTGCTTAATGAGCCAAAAGTACATACGATAGACCTCATGGTCTTGCATCGCATACTCGCGGTAGTTGTCGCCGAATGCCTTGGCGTAAGCATGATACTGCTGAATATTGTAATTCTGAGTGGTCCACTGGTCGGCGATAGAGAGCAGCTTACCATCAATCACCGTGCCGCCGTAGCATGGAACGAAGCGTGAGCCGACATAGCGATAGCCACGCACCTTATAGACGGAGAACTTGAAAATCTTCGTGTTAGTGGACGCGTCGTACTCATACTTAGTCCAGATCCCGCCGAGATGTGTCATTACTTGGTGAAGCGGGTCGTTGAGCACCGCCGCCAGTCCGTCGGCTGTCTTGGTAATATCGTCACCGTTAAGATACGCCACTACGCGGCTGTTACTGTCAAGCAGTACGGGGTACGCCGTAGCGAGTATCTTGGTAATCATACCTAAGTTGCCCTCTATGGCAGGTATGGTAGATGTCTGCATAGAGTAGCGTTTGAGTACCACTCTATTCAGCGGGACGTCCGGATAGACACCATTCGCATCAGGCGCCGCCGATAAAATCTCAGTAATGGAGCATTGCTTGCTCACCCCATTCTGTACGACCTCAAAAACCTCTTGTCCTTGAAGAGCCGAAGCCGTTGGCATTTCTGTAATCTTCATAATCAAATATACTATTAATAAATTAACATTCAATCTCCTCACCCGACTCTGTTGTACGTGCCGTGCCGTCCTCAGTAAGTCGTGCCTCCAGCGGACGGAAATGTACCGTCACAGTCTTATAGAGGCTCGAGTTCTGCGTTGCCACGATGTTGAATTTCACATCGCACTCCTCACCGGATGTAATCTCGCCGTTAGGCAATATCTCGCCCTTGTAGTTGAGCGGAATAAACACCTTTGACATGTTCGCCGTACGTGGGAAAAGAGTGACCTCCGCCACTACTGTACCACCTATCACGCACTCCTCCGGACACTCCACGCTCATGGATGCCGGGATTGCCGCGAACTTGTCAACACCGCTCGTCTGAGCCGACAGGTTGTAAGCGTCCTCCGCATTCTTGATAGCCTGCTGCGCCTGAGTGATCAGCGGCGTAATGACCTCCGCCTGCGCGTTCACATTGTCCGCCGCCGTCTGTGCCTTCTGCGTCGCCGTATCGGCTACCGCTGCCGCCGCATTGGCTGTAGCCGTGCTCTGCGATGCCTTCTGTGTCGCGGTATCAGCTTTAGTGGCACTTTGTAAAGCTGTCTTTGAGGCGTTATTGGCTGCCTCTGCTGCTGCAAGCGCTTCCTCTGCCGACACGATACAAAACCACCATGCTGTGTCCGTCACATCATGCCCGACATTATTGTCCTGCAGCGATAGGTATGCTCCATTATTCTCATTCACAAGATCAAGGCGCTCATACGATGTGTTTTCATCATACGAGCCTCGTGGTGTGATGCCAACCTTGCCCAGATCAATAGATTTTTGTTCTGTCATATCATCTATAATTAAAGTTTAAATGCCCGGTTTCTTCGTTCAGCTCGAACTGCTCTGCGGCAACTTCGTCCTGATAATTCATGATAAGTTGCATGTCGTCGTCAACGTAGAAGGATGGATACAGCACACCACCCTTGGCCAGTATGCCAGTATCTACATATTCTCCAGCCTTGTCGTCCCATTGCCACCAGTTGCCATTTTCGCCCTGTTTTGGAGGATTGTCGGCTTGTTCCTTAGCTCTTTCCGCTTGTTTATTCGCTTCTATAGCAGATGCATTAGCATTGTTCGCTGCCGCATCAGCTTTGGTCGCCGCATCAAGAGCTGCCGCCTTTTCGGCCGTAATATCAGTTATCGCCGCTGTAACTCTGGCTGCGGCTGCATCAGCATTGGCTGCAGCGCCAATAGCCGCCTCCTTCTCTGCAGTGATGTCGGCGACAGCCGAGGTTACCTTTGATGCAGCTGTATTGGCGGAGCGTGCCGCAGCGTTAGCTGACGATGCCGCAGATACAGCACCCTTTACAGCTTCGCTTGACTCCGATACGCGTTGTGATTCAGCCTCCTTACGAGCAGCCTCAGCAGATATACGCTCGTCCTCAGCGGCGATTCTGCTATTTTCAGCGGCGATGCGCGCGTTCTCTGCCGTTATACGTTCATTTTCCGCCGTTATACGTGCCGATTCATTCTTCTCAATAGCTGTGCGAGAGGAGTTGGCAGCATCAGCCGCAGCATTGGCCTTCCCGGCTGCAAGAGTAGCAGGCTTACCATTGGCGATACACTTCCACTTCGTTGAATCAAGATAGTCGGCTCCGCTATTATTGTCGTAGAGAGACAGATAACAGGAGTCCTCCGTAGTGACGAACTCAAAAATGTTATACGATTTCGATGTATCGAGCGTGCCGGCGTCGTTAAAGATGACATTGTTTGTCATTCGTCCGCAGTCCACCCATCCATCATCGGTATTGACGTATATGTCATAGATAGGATTTGAGCGTCTCGTGTCTGATGATTCGTACGTCGGCCCGACGCTATATATCTCGCCGACAGCCGCATTAGTCGGCAGATCCTTCTCAGATGTGACCACGCCAAGTATTTTCAGGCGGTTCACGAACAGAGGGGACAATTCCTCCCACGTCTCGCCATCGCGAGTGATTTCTATTCTGCCAACATCCTCGCCGTATCTTGCATCGGCCGTCCAGCGGAACCATGCGGCGATGTAATCGGACGATTCCTCCCATGTTTCTTCATTGTACGAGAAACAGAGCTTGTTGTTTATCGTCTTAAACCACGGTGTGAGACCATTCTTGCCCTGTGGACCAACCGCAGCGATGCCGGTATCCTCTCCATTAATGACCCATGTGCCTTCGGCAGACACTGAAATCTCGCCACCAAGGGAGAGTTCATTGATAGTAGTCCAGTTTGACGACAATCCCCAGTGGTCGTTATCGAGCTGCATTGAAGATATTGCACGTTCACGGATGGCGTCTCCCTTCATGTCGACATAAGAGATGGTAATGCCCTTACGGCGCATATCGGGAGGCAGAAGGTTGCGTGTGGCCTCAGGAGAGCCCTGATAAGTCAAGAAAATATCGTTGAACTGTTTAAGAATATCTTCGAGAGTCGCGCCCGTGCGCCCATCGTGGATGGATTGCAGGACTGTACGAGGAAATATGGGCTCCTCTCTATCACCATTTCGCCGATAGAGCTGCTGCACGGAAGAGTAGCGCTCCCCGTGCGAACAGATTTCATGTATTTTCTGATTCTTATCCATATTGCTATGATTTGGTTATCTTTCCAACTGCGGAACCAGCTAACGGACCGCCATAAATGGTAGCCACTGCTGACAAGCCGGAGCTAAGTAATCCGCCCAGAGCCTGCGTGTTCTGCTGTTCCTTCTGCATCTCGGCATTGGAGATAGCGGTATCGTAATCACGTGCAGCCTTTTGATACGCCTCGAATGCTGCATCACGTCTGGCAGAGCCTTCGGATGCAACCTTGGACATCATATTGGATATTGTCTCGTTGGCTGCGGATTTCTGCATTGCCACACTCTCGTCGGTGGCTCCTGTCACTGCCGCTGAGGCTGCCGCACGCTTATTGTTAGCCATAAGCATGTCGCGCGCCTGCTTAAGAGCAGCTGCATTGGCGCTATCTTGCAAGGGGTCTTCGTAAGCCTTGCGCAGATAGTAAGAGGTCTCGCGCTGCCTGCCCTTGTTCAAGTTGTCGATGGCTTTGTCATACGCCCCTTCCCCTCCAAAAATTCCTGATAAAAATCCCATTATCTCATTATATTATTATAAGAGCAAAAATAAATTGTTAGATTTGCAATGTTCTGATAAAACAAATTACTATGGCAAAGGAATATCATATTGGAGAGAAAGTACTTATCGTCAAGGAGGGCAGGACGGCAATGGTGGAGAGTAAATTCAACTCGTCGCTAATAGTAGTCATGGACGATACTCACGAGATACGAGAAGTCCCGCTTTGCGAGGTAGAACCCTACGTAGCAGAAACGGTGCTGCATGACGCAAATGGTAAATTCGCGAAGGGACACAAGAAGGTGCCAGGCAGTGGAACGAAAAAGGGTTACAAACAGATACAGAATGTGATAATAGAGCAGCTGTATCCATATCTCTCGGAGTTGGGAACCATGATAGCACAGATTGATGATCCATTCGACCAGATACGCGCAATAGCAATGATGGCTCGTCACGCTATACCAACACAAGCGGCTGTCAGCATCACTGACCAGACACCGAGGAACCTCTCGGCCGAGCAAGAGTTGGCGAAGCTAAATGCAAAGTTCGAAGGCTTGCCTGAGCCAAAGATTAGCAACGAAGAAGAATAAAAAACGCTGCACCCTTTTCGCAAAGAATGCAGCGCAACGAAACTATTTATGAGTTTACTAATTTATGACCATTCTAATACCTATTGAATCTTCATCTTTAACTAATAGAATAAATTTATAACATAATCAACTATACTTTTCACCGTCAAAGATATGCTCTTTGCAAATCTTTTTGGAGAAAAGTTCAATCGGCTATGGCTAAATGTGTTACATCGTGAGACCTTAGTGTAGAATTTCATCCACTCTTGCTTGCGTTGTTCCAGATCATCTCCGTGACAACGCTCCTCACTCTTGCGGCTTGGGGTGTAGTAGAACGCCGCCGACTTGAACTCATTGTAATCGAGACGATTCTTAAATCGTCCTCGCAAGACTAAGGACTTATACGAATCGGAGCGGCAGGAATAGAGATAATCCCTGTAACTTGACATAGGATGCTTGCGCATGTATGCTCTACGTCCGCCCTCTTCGTTATGCAGTTCATAAGTAAGTGGGATGAGACTACGCCTCGTTGGGTCCCAGATAACGAAGTATCGCAGCTTATCCTTACGATACTTACGTTCGGCCTCGTCTACAGTTTTAAGATACATCTTGCTTGCGCGCCACAACAGGATAGCGTTTCGGATGGCAGCCAAGCTAAAAAGGTTTTTTACTTTAATTCTCATGAGTTTTTATGTTTAATGATGTTTCAAAATGACTTCCGCCCCGGATGACTTGGTACGGATATTATCAATAAGTTTCTTCCTCTCTGCAGCCGTGCGACTCCTCTTGACAGGATATCTGTCCCACTCAAATCGGGAGACGTAGACCCCGATAGAACGCGACATAACGCGGTCATCATGCTTACCAGGAATAGCACCGTATGTATTATTCGGGAACTTCATATAGTAAGAATGTTCCTTAGTGCATTCTCTCTCTCGCTCTATATACAGAGTGTCACGTATACACTGTCCCATATATTTAACAATGGCGACCTTAGTAGACCTGTTGGTGTTGAATCCCCATCGCTGCTCCTGATGAGCCTTCTTGTCCGTCTCCGACTGATTTTTGCTATACACATGGTCGTATATAGGAATGAGGATAGGAAAGAACAACTCCGACTGATTGTCATTCTGCGTATCGTTGAACTTGGAATAGGCAGTGTTGTTCTCGACTATCAATAGTGCATCGTTGTAGTAGTGCGCTATCTGAGCACACTTTATCGCCAACAGGTCGGCATCGAGGTGGCAGGTGTAAGATGCCACAACCGTTGGCCCTGCGTCTTCGTTGAGTACGCCACTGTCATCGAGCATCATATCTATGCGGTCGAGCACAGTTATGACAGAGAAGTCAGACGTACGCTTAGCGCCGCCGATGTCGACTGATACGAAGTAGCGGTTAGAATATTGAGTGGCGGACTTATCGGGATACTCCCATATCTTCAAATCGCCCGTCACGCTACTCTCCAGATGCAAGTTTTCAAGGCACGATTCACCCTTGGGCGTCTTACCAAAGATGTCTCCACGGAATTTGGGAGGTTTGCAGTAGCGGTTCATCTGCTCTACGCGATATGGGTCGAATTCCAGCTGACCGCTGTATTTGAACGCCTCCACCGGGTTGGACGGGAACTCCTGCTGCATATCCTGGATGTCGTCATACTCGCGCATCTTGTTACGATACCAACAGATGCCCTGCAGAGTAGCGCCGATAGTCCATAGCCAATAGAGGTAGTCCCAGTGGCCCGACTGCTCCGCACGTCGGTCGAGAAGCATCTGGGCGAATTGCAAGATGTCGTCAGGCTCCTCCTGATACATCTCAATCTCCCACCAAGCGACAAACAACTGCTCGAATGCAGACACCTTCTCTCCATACTCATCCATTTGACCGGCTCTGTCCCACTCGTCCTTAAAGAAGTTCTGACCGTTGGCTGTAGATTCATAGACAATGACAGACAGAGGCTTGGTCGGAATACCGGAGCAAGATGACTTGATCTGCTTCTTCGGGTTCATCTTATCCGTCTCCGGCCAGAAGGCCACCTCGGTGCAGTGAGCCATAGCAGAGTCTCCACCGCGAGCTCCCTCAGGATTCATCGCCGTCGCCGTCTTGATTTTGCAGTTGCGTGGAGGAATGAGCGATATGTTCTGCGTACCTCCGCCCTTTATCTTAGGCTTGCTGCTATCATAATCCTCGCCAAGCTCGTAGAATAGGAAGTCCGGCAACTGATTGATAAGTTTGATGTACATATCCTTCACTTCGGCAGCAGAATCCCCCTGATGGCCAACGATGATACTACTCCATGACTTCTTCCACATAATCTGTATCCACGACATGTAGACCTGCGTACACGTAGAACCTCCCCACTGACGAGCCTTCAGCATAATCACACGTATGGGCTTCCCTGCGAGACGCATCTTCTCGAATAGCTTAACAAGCTTTATCTGAGCAGGACGAAGGAGAAAAGGAATATCATCACCTCCATCCTTGTTCTTAATCTTGACGAAAGCATAGGAGTAGAAATAGAAATCGTACTTGCCACGAAGTCGAAGCAGCTCCTCTATGATAGTCGCCCTCAGTTCCTCGTTGTATTCCCCGTAGACATTATAGGAAAACTCCTCGACGCTGCCTGCCCGATTCAACTGATAGATAAACCCAATGGAGAACATCTCCAGCGGCAAGAAGAGAGCACGCCCGTCGAAGAAATCATCGAGTACAAGCTCGCGTCGTTTCCCCGGTGCATTCTCGCCCGTCAGAGGATTATACTTAGGGAAGAGCTCCGCAGCACGGGTCTCGTTCTCCTTGACCATCGCTCGTGCTTGCGCCGTTATGCTGTCCTTTGCCATACGCCCTCCCACTTTGACCATAAGAACCCGAGAAACAACATGGCTGCATGATGCGCCGCAGCGATGCCGGGGATGAACAAGGAGATGGCTATAGGCGCAATGATATTGAGCATAGCTACCCTGTTCCTGTATGTCAGCGTCATGCCGATAAGGAAATATATGACAACACTCCATCCAATGACAGGCAGAACGGACGGGATGAACGAACACCCGACAGCACACAGCCACGCCACGAACAGACGGCCAGGCGACGCGATGCGCCAAAGAAATATGTAAGACGTAGCATTCAGCATATAATGAATGTATCCTGCATGTCCGAACATATATGTCAGTCTGCAAGACGATAGCTCACGATGGTGGGGCACGAGGATAATCATCACCGCGAGAAGGAACAACTGATAGCGCAGCTTCATCTGTTATTTCGCTCCCATTTTATGAAGGATGAACGCTATGCGATTGCGTGACAGACCGAGGCAGGGAGCACCGTGAGTGAGCGCCGTTCTCGCCACCATCGGCAAATTTTCTTCCCCCTTGGCCATAACGGAATTGCACACATTGATGAAGCTCTCATACATGCGTCTCTTATAGGGAGTCCTTGCAAGCAGTTCTCCCGTTTTAAGGTAGTACCTAAGTATCCTGAGCGCGCGTTCCTCGCTGATGTAGTGACAGGCGACAGGCATAGATACCATGTGCTGACAAACATCCTTGAAACTCTCAAACTCGCAAGATCTTTTGAGAGATGTATAAATTGCAAACATCTCCCGATTGCGGTCAAGTTGCATTAATCCAATATCACCCTTATGTCTCGGCATTGCTTTATAATAAAAGAAACGCCCTAAATTATAATATAGAGATTTGTTATATCCGTAAATTGATGATTACATAGGCTAAATTTGTGACATACACTAATAATAGTATAGAAAAATGGCAAAGGAAGAGTCAAATAAACCGCCGCGTCGTTCGTGGCGAGATGTATTGGCGGAACGTAATCCCGACCTGAATATCGACGACGAGCAGGATGTCGGCGACTATATGTCCGATCAGTTTTCGCAGTTCGATGAAGGAGAGAGGCAGCGCAAGTCATTCAACGACATGTTGTCGAGTGACGAGCGTACCGCAGGCTTACTGACCGGATTGGCGACAGGCATGGATGAGAATGGCGAAGAGTTCTCGCTCGCTGCCTATTTGCTGAAGAACTATGGAGATATTATCCGTGATGCCGCCGACGAAGAGGATGCAGTGAAAAAGGCAAGGGAGAGAGAGGCAGAATCTATCAAGAAGGCTGCCGATGAGGCTAAGCGCAAGAAATCACTGGAAGGGGCACTAAAGAAAACCGATGAGGCCTTGACGGAGGCTGTCAATGCTGCAAACGTAGACGACGCTACAGCACAGGCAATGTTGGCATGGCTGTATGGCAGCAAGGATGACGATAATGATTTGGTGCATCGCATAATACGCCACGAGCTAAACACCGACGACTGGAGCAGGCTTTTGTTCGCCTTCAATATGGACAACTCACTCACTGCAGCGCGTGAAGAGGGACGCAAAAACGGTGCCAAGAGTCGCGCAGGCAAATCACACCGCAATCTCGCAGAGAATATCCCAACAGACCTTGGCGGAGGTGGCGGAGAGGAGCCAGGCGAGGAATATGAGGACCCGACAATCCAGCGATACAAAGGCATGCGCAGAAGATTTTAGAATCCAATTTTTATTTACAGTTATATAAGTATGAAGAAGTTTAAATCAACATTTCAGTTTTTCCTTCGAGTAGCGATGATGTTTCTTATGGGCATTGTTGCCGGAGGCTATGCTTGTGCAGCCGACACTCTTGATGGTGAGGGCGTTCAGGACTTGGGAGGTGGCAAGGGCAAAGGCGTAGATGGTGCTTCCTCAGTCACGCAGAATGAGGGCATTCAGGACAATGAGTGGTTCGTGAAACAGCTCAACAAGACCATTGTTGAGATGAAGTTCACCGGCACACCTATCGACCAGATACTCCGCCACGCATCGACCAACAAGTCGGAGTCAATCACCGTAAAATACTATTCCGTAGGTCAGCGCCCATTGACAGCTACACTTGCAGAAGATGTATCAGCCATGACTACAGAGACACCTAAAGCCATCACGCTGCAGGACAACAATATTGTCGGTGCGATGGATACGCTTTTGGTGATGAATGCCGACGGCACATTCGTCAATGGCTACGTGCCGGGTACAGACACAGTAGACCCGGAGCATCCCTTGATGTTGCGAGTTCACGCCATCAACAGCGATACAAGTCTGCCGATGGTATACGCCATCAACGGAAAGAAGAGCAGCCAGGGCAATCCATATCTCATCCCGAAGCTCGACAAGGGTACAGTACTCCTCCGCATGGGACGTGCAGCAGCCGAGAAGGATGTGCAGACTGGACGTTACTATCAGCTTCCTTCACCGGACGAGCAGTACTGCCAGCGTTTTATGATGCAGGTGGAGCAGACCGTATACGACCGCTTCTCAAAGAAAGAGGCAGACTGGACATTCAGCCGTATGGAGCGTATGGCCATGGAGGATATGCGTATCGGTATGGAGGCAAGCGGTCTCTTCGGTATCAAGTCTAAGCACGCCTTCACAGGCCAGGGAAATGTATGGACTTGCGAGGGCATCTGGTACAAGGCCGGCAAGGACCTCGAACTTGGCCACTGGGAGAAGGTGGTTGATGCAGACGGTACAGCGAAGGTAGATGAGACCGGAAACTACGTTAAGCAGTATGTAATCAGCGAAGAGGAGCTTGTTGACTTCGTCGGTCAGATTATCGACGGCGCAGGCAATGGCAGCCGCCAGAAGCTTGTGTTTGTTGACAGTTTTATCTATCGGGCACTCTGCAAGATTAAGACCAACAACCGCACACGTATCTTTGATCCGTCGAGCAACCTTAGCAAGTGGGGACTTGACTTCCAGACATTCGAGTCAATGGGCACCAAACTCTTGTTCTACCGCCACGACCTGTTCAATGCGTGGGGATTCAGTGGCCGTGCATTCGTGCTTGACCCCGAGTACCTCGACAAGTGGACATTCATGAGCTGGAGCCGCAACGAGTACAACCTTAAAGAGCTCTTTATCCGCAATGCCGATGCAGTAACCATGGAGGAGTTCTCCTGCTGGACACTTTCATTCCCCGACGCTCACGCACGCGTAAGCATCCCGGAATATGTGGAGGAGAAGACTCCGACTACAGCCGCAGCATAACCAATTAATCATAACTAAATCAATCGTAAGGGAGGAGGACAATTAAAAAATCCTTCTCCCTTTTTTAATTAGAAGGAATATGAGTACCCTATATAGATTTCAGGCAAAATCAAGCCTCAGTTTCAAAGTAACTAACCGAGGCCGACAAATGTTTGTTAACTTCTCCTCCTCGTTCCGAGGCAACTCCACATTCTTTACGTCGGACGAGCAGCTTGCGGAGAAGATTCGCGCTCACCGTTGGTTTCGTGAGGGCAGAATACAGGAAATTGTCATTGAATCGACACCGCAGGATGAGACCAAGGCTGAGGCTGCAGCGCAGACCACAACAAAGACGGAGGTGAAATACTCCATCACGGGAAAGCGCTTCGTGCGTACCACCGCAACCATACCGACAACTCCGGCGGATGATGACAAAGGAGAGGAGACAACTCCCGACACCACAGAGAGCCCCGATGAGACTACCAATGAGGAGCAGAAGGTTGAGCTTAATCCGGACGATGTAACAACGTTTATGGAGGCAAAAGAGTATCTCATTGAAGCCTACGGAATTAAGCGTTCAACGATACGCACAAAGGATGCAATGGCTGAGGTTTGTAAAGAGAAAGGTATTACATTTAAAAATTACGACTTAGACGTATGACAATTAGTGACATCATTAAGAGGGTGCGAGTAGTGATTGATGATGCCGGTGGACTCTCTGACACCTTCACGAGCGAGACGGATGACGTGTTGGAGCAGTTCGTGGACCTGGCGCTTGCGCTGATGTCGACACAAGATGGCGTGGAGGCTACGCCTAAAGAGGATGTTGAAACTAATGTGGCAACATTTAAGCGTCCGGACGGACAATATTACACTGAGGTAATACAACCGGAAGATTTTTTGAAGTTCATTAGTTTGGAACTTGTTGGTTGGAAAATGCCAGTATATACTCTTATTCCTGTGAGTTCACCCCTTTTTGCGGTTCAATACTCACCAGCGAAAGGAGTTGCTAATGGAGTACATTCACCTATAGCTTTCATAACAAATGACAAGACTAAAAAAATCATAGCGCATCCCGCTCCAGCTCGTGCTACAGGCAGCTCTGCTACAGAATATTCGCTCAGATATATCCCGACGTTATCGATATCCAATCTTGATGATAAATACTCAGGAGCACTTACGTACTATGCGGCAGCCCTCTATCATGAATCCGTCAACGAGGCTGCGTTGGCGAAGGATGAGATGGCTATTGCCCAGAATATGATAGTGAATGAGAAAGCTAAAAACGAAAATTAAATATGAAAGGAAGATTTGAATATGTTGCCGGCGTAGTCCCCGAGGGACGATGCGGCGGAAGTCATGTGCGTCCACCTCGCCCGAGTGAGGAGCAGCAGCCACTGCCATACACCCAAGAGGAGGTTGCGGAGTTGCTGAGCCTTATACCCCATAAGGCAGACAAGGCGGAAGTGCCGAAGATGGAGAAGCTCAGTGATGTCAACTATATTGGTCATGTCGCTGAGGCTTCTGCCTTGCCCGACTCACTTGATCAGCCGGCATGGGCATTGGTTGGGAGTGTTAAGGAGTCCACGCCATACTTCTATTATGTAGCACCTTTCATTCCGAAGGGCTATAAAGCAGGATGGAATAATATGTCGGATGCGCTTGGCACCTACGACTTAACCATCGACAAGGTGAGCATCTTCGATTACACTCTCCTCACCGAGTATAATGTTTCGAACAACCACCTTCACGAATCATTTGTCTACTCATTAGACTGGCGTAAGATTCCATACAGCTCGAGCTATCCCCTGTATGACAAGGATAAGCTCTACGATTGCCACCAGCGCGTGAGGATGCCAGACGACGAGGATAACAGCTATCAGAGCGTCCGTAGAACCGCCGAGGCTCCATACACAATAGAGTCGACGTCCCTGTTTACCTTGACTGAAGCCATCGACTCCACGCCTGATGAGTATCGCACGCCCGGCATGCGACTGACATTCTGCAGCAGCGAGTCGCACAGAGTGGAGACATGGATATTCCTGAATATCCACAAGAACTTCTGGAACGACCTCACGCAATGGCAGAAGGTGGACTACAGAGCTCAGCAGAACGAGTTGATAGCAAAGGAGGCATATAGAGAAAATTTCGACCTGCCGGAGCTGACAGCAGCACGAGCCATAGCCGACGACTTTGGCAGACGCTTCACCGATGAGTATATCCGTAAAGACACCATAGTCAACTACCTGACAGAGGTGCTGAACAAACTCTTTGTGGAGAATCCACCAACGATACTGGATGGATACATCACTCCGACAATGCTTAGCGAATCGACAAAGGAGCTGTTAGGCAGCGATAGCGTCACCAACCTTCCGGACGAGGAGGATATCACGACTGTAGACGGAGTGCTTAAGTTCAAGGATAGACCATACTTCCCGACGGGAGATAGAGGTAAGGGTTATAAGTTGTTGCGCTGCAACATGGTGAACGGAGTAAACGTACTTATACAGGATGCCATCAACACTCCGAATACGCTGTACGAATCCCGTTACGATTTCGACCTTGGAGGAAAGACAATCACCCTGCCGGAAGGAAGTATACTGTGTGTGAAGGGAGGAAGTTTCCGCAACGGAACGATTGATCTTAATGGCTGCCTTGCTGACATACCGGGTCAGTTCTGGGAGGAGTGCTTCAAGAACTCCGTGACAGTGACTGGCATAGCCAAGGGGCAGCTGATAGTCCACGCCGACTCAATGGAGTTTATGAAGTCCGAAGGACCAATAACGATAGTGTGAATAAGTAAGAGGGGAGACCAGTAAAAGTCTCCCCTCTCTTCTTGTTAGTCCCTAAGCAGGTTCTTGCAGTAGAAATACTCCCAAATCTTGGTATTGCTGCCCCAATCATCGTCCTGAAAATAGAACCTATGCGCCACCTTAAGAATCTGTTCTTCGTTAAGATCGAGACAGAGGTCGGAATACATGGCATTGAAGGCAACATACTTGTCCCATTTATTGGTGCCTGAAGGGAAAGAGAATCCCCTTGTAGCCGCTTCAATCTGTTCGCACGACCAATGCGCACCGTGAGATTTCTCGCCATCTCTGCCCTTATAGCTAATGCCGGACACATCGTAGAGAGCAAAGGCCTCGTTATAGTGGTTTCCGTACATTATGCCATGTTGCTGGCGCATGAACTTCCAATAGAGACCACTCAATTCAGGGTGTTCCTCTTGGATAACACTTAGCAGGTCACTAACATTGTCGATGCTTGCCCACATGGTCTTTTCGGAGGTGACACCCTGCTTGCGTGCCTCCTCCAGCATCTCCTTGAAACTATACTTTCTCATTTCACATATTGTTATTAATCATTATCGCCCGTAGCCGCGAGTGATGGGACCACCGGAGAGTGCTCCGTCATCGACTCTATCTGTGCGGTCAAATCGCTTATACGCTTCTCCATACGCCTTGTTCGCATGAAGATTTGGTCGAGGATGCAAGGAAACATATCGACCTTGCCATCTTCGAGGAGCGCACAACTTGCACAATCCTCGGGACACGTTTCATTAATTCTGCTCATCGTTTTGCCAATTTAGTTATCAGACTCAATCCTCCTGCACTCATGAGAGATTTCACACCACCGCGCGACACCATATTGAACAGTTGCGTAAGTTCGCCCTGATGCTGCCTGAAATAGGGATAGGCCGACAAGATTTGAACCGCATTAAAGAGCCGCATATTGCTCACCTCGTTCATGACACTCTGCACCTTGTCTCGCTGTGTGTCGTCGGCGCAGTCGACGGCCAAATAAATCTTCTTGAACATAGTTAATCAAGCTTATCAAAATCTATCGGTTCTTGCGGCTGAGACTGTGCTGTCTGCTCGCTTGCCTGCTCCGCTCCCTTTCCTGCTATAGCACCGAGTACGAACGTAGCCACACCGACCACCATATCCACAGCCTTCGGGTGTTGGTCACAATAGCTCACCACCTTATCTATGTGCTGCAGGTAGCGGTCGACGCCCTCGGCAGGTGGCTCGAGGCTGGTCGGCAGTCCCATATTGGTCGCAAAGATGTCGGCAAAAGCATTTGCTTTCTCCGCAGCCTCCATAGGCTCTACCTTCTTATCCAGCTGCACCCTTAGCATATAGCCAAACGCTTCTGCACGCGAGGCAAAATTCAGCTCACGTGAGTCGCCCTGTCGGCGAAAGAATGATAGATTCATAATTTAAAAGAATCGGAATGAAAGAATAACTTGGAGGGCGCTCCAAAGCTCCCTCCAAGCAGGACTAACTGTTGCAACTTCCACCGCAGGACTCTGTCACCGTGGCGGTTGTTGAGGCCAAGTTATAGTTGGACGTCTGGGTGAAGAGACGTCCGTTGTTGCTGCCATTGCAGCAGCCTCCTCTACGCCCATAGAAAACTGCGTTGCTAAGCTCATAGAGCTGTGCACCGTAGAAATCCTTGATGTTGCCTACGCCCTGAACAGTAGCCGCTGCAACTCCGTTGAGAGAGTAGAGGTTATTGCCCTGAGCGGTAACGGCAGGCTCAATAGCATTGACGCGGCCTGTGACGTTAGCCAATCCTGTTGCAAACTGTACCTTCTCATTGCAGCTGCGATTCCAACTGTAAACAAAGAAGGCGATGACGATCACTGCAGCGATGACCCATAGAGCGGTCGTGCTGCCCCATCCTCGGGTGCGTTGATGCTGCAACTCCTGAATCGCAGCATAATCATTGAGAGACATTTCTGCCATAGCATAAATAGATTAAGTGTGAGCAACATTGCTCACAGCGCTATAACAAAAAAATGTCGGTAAATGTTCGTACGAAACACTATCGACACAAAAGAAAAAAGCCCACGTAAGAGTAAAAAATTTCAAAAAACCTCTCACGTGGGCGCGGCATTGCCGCTCAGGTAAACAAAACACGCACTAAGACTTGGTTCGTCTGAACACTAAACAAACAAAAAGACCAATTAAAAGTAAAGCATCTATTATGATAACGGCTCCTCCGACATTCATCTTCACTTTTTGCCACGATGTAAGCTTTTTCTCCACCTCGACAATCTGTGGGTCTGTCTCGTGGACCTCGACTATTGTCCTTGGAACCTCAATAAGAATCGGTTTCTGTGGAAATATAGCCAACGAATGATGAAGCTTCCCACTGCTCCACATGGCATAAGAGTATGCATAATCATTGAACAGAAAAGAGACAGTGTCGTCCACCGCCACAGAGTCGTGATAGGGTACAAGTTGATATTCGACAAGGGTATCAACTGTATACTCAGTCCTTGTGACTGTTTTCGTCACCGGAACGTACTTGACGCTCCGGCACGAAATGAACAGTACTATTGCTATAGCTATGAGTATTAACTTTCTGCTACCCATCTTCTCGCCTCCCATTCCCTACGGCGTATAAGGCCGGATGTCACCTTCCCGTTAGAGTATACCCATTTCTTAAACTCGCTCTGGATGGCCTCATTGGAAGCCCCGCTACGAATCTTCTTCAATAAGGTAGACGACGCAAGTTTCCCAGTACCGAGATTAAACGCAAAGTCGACGAGAGCATCAAACTGCCCCTGCGTCAGTTCGAGTCCCAAGGCATTGACATACTTTTCGCAAGGAAGAATGTCTCCCTTCAGGAGAACCTCCGCCTGAGTGATAGATATAGTTTGCCCGGGCTTGACCCCTTTAGTGTGGCCATAACCAATGGTCCAAACACCAGCGGGGCATTTGTAGGCCTCCAGTCCCAACCCTTCGAATGTCTTTATCACGGATAGTAATGTTTCGCTTGCTTTCATTTGTAGGCCTCCAGTCCCAACCCTTCGAATGTCTTTATCACGGATAGTAATGTTTCGCTTGCTTTCATTTTTCATATTCCTCCTTATTGGTTAGATTTCTTCTGATCATCCTCCTCCTTGGTGACGACTTTACTGGCATCGTCGGCCATCTCCTTTCCCTCCTTGATGACATATCGCCACAGCAGGCGGAACAACTCAATCTCGTTGACATTATAGCCTTTAGAGTTCATGTAATTGCGGAAACAAGACACTACCTCACGGAAGAAGATGAACCCGAGGATGATATATTTCAGTGCATCGATAGAAAATGCCACACTGAGAGTTGTTGATATAAGTATCCAGCAGACATAAGAAAAGGCCTTATCAATGGTCATAGATATAGCCTTCGTAAGCCGTAACTTTCCGCCGTGGTGGAGTACGTTCTTGACTCCAAAGTAAAGGTCGCCCACAAGGAGCGGCAATGCAGCAATTAACCATGGTATCATTTCCATTATCGTATTGGTTAGATAGGCAGCGAAGAGCACCGATGTCCCTCCCTGTACAAGATTGTTGCTAATATTTCCGTCATCCAATTTCATAGCATAAGTTATTGCGCAGCCTGCATCGGTATCTGCTGAGCAGCCTGCATGTTTTGTAACTGAGATTCATACTTGTCGAGTACAGATACGATTTTCGACGAGTTCGGGAAGTTGCCGGCTTCGAGTGCAACCCGAAATGGAATACGTCCTTTCTCTGCCTCGTTCAACAGCATCTGATTTGTGAGGGCACGGTAAACCGGTCCGTCGGCATCCTCGCTGATTGATATGTCCAAATCAACATTGGTCATGGTGTCCATGTTGTATGTTACCGTCTCTCCGGCTATCTCAATCTCTTTGCGACCAGTATAGAAACACTTCATGACCTTCACTGTCTTACGCGCCACATCCTCGAGGAATGAGCTGTAGGAGGAGATGAGGTCAAGGATGGAGTAGGAGGCTTGTGTCGCTTTCGCCTGATACAATACGCCCGACTCCGAACCTTGACCTTTTCCTTGAAGTGCCGGCTGAACGCCTGACACATCATCCACCATTGAGCGTGAAAGCTGTAATATATAGTCGAATCCACCAGGGATTGAAGATGCAACCGATGTCTCGGGAATCTTACCGCCCTTTTTGGAGGTATAAAGTATCACACCGTTGGAGCGCATCCATTGGTCGGCGATATTCTCTATCGGCATGTTGTCGGAGAGTGACTCTTCATCAATCTTAAGCACACCTTTGGCAGCATTGCGGATGTAGAAATCGAGCGCCACCATATAGTAGTTGAAGTACTCCTGGGAGGGAATAATCTCGGATATAAACGGGTGAGTCTCTCCGTCGATGAATGGGTATGGTTTAATGCTAAATGGATGGAATGACTCCGCTCCATCCCAATAGGGAGAAACGCCCTCCTCGAGCACATAGCCATCCGGGGAGAGATAGCGATAGTACCAGTAGGTTTCGATAGCCCACTCATACTTTATCACATTCTCCTCCTCAAACTTCTTCGGGTCCATGAAATAGAGTGTATTACCATCCTCATCGGTCATCGGACTGCCATCCGGCCGACGCTTTATGTTCAACTGCATGCGTTGTGCGTTGAGCTCATCGAGCTGACTCTTCTGATTGAACGGTACATAGTATGGTTCGCCTGCCATCGGGTCGCGGCAGAGCCATGCCTTGCGACGCTCCTTTGTCCAGAGCTCTATGACGCGGCACTTACCATACTCATTAGGGTAGAAGAAGGATGTATTCTCTATATCGTTGCGTCTGTCCGTAGAGTATTGCGAAACAATATAGTCCTTCTCCATACAGTGCTCGTATATCTCCTGCAGTCGTTTGAGCTCCTTTTCGGAGTGGGCAAAGAGAGCGGAGAGCTGGGAAAAATCGAAGTCGTGCAATAATCCGCAAAAGCGGATGTCCCTCATGGTGTAGTCCAGCGTATGTGGGAAAAAAAAGAAGTTTGGGTTGACCGCGTCATTGAACACGTCCAGTTTGCCATCGCGATATGCCCATATAGTCTTGTATATAGCCATGCCGGATATAAGAAACTCCTCGAACATACGAGCGTCTTTCTCGTTACGTCCATTGAGCTTCATGTTCTGGCGGAGCAGAACGGAGTAGACATCTGCATACTCCTTCTCGTTCGGATCTACGGCGTTGCAGACAGGCGCGGTGTCGTTCCCTCGGAACTGACCCTGTACGACACGTTTGATTTTGCCAAGTATATTTGTCTGAAGAGCAGGGATACCCTTCTCCTCCAAGTACTTCTCTTTAGTCATGACACGACCATTGTAAGTAATGGTGCTCCGCTCATACTGCTTGCCATAGGCATATGCCTTGCAGTTGGCGCGCATTTTGCGGAACGGAGCCAAACGGCAGTGCGCATTATAGGCTACCTGCAGCCAGCGGTCTGCGCGGCGTTCGCCATCAAAGGACTTATGCTCGTAGAGGAGAGAATCATCTATTCTATCTGCCATATCATCATCTATTTATAGGACAAAAATAGAGCTGATGCAGAAGAATGTTGTGATATAACAACATTGTGCCATTATATCACAACGAAATAAATATTGCTACCTATTTTTGTGATAATAAAAGGTATTAGCAATGAAAAAGACAATTTGCATAGACTTTGATGGAGTTATCGCCCAATACAACGGAGAGTTTGAGCAGGACAAGTTTGGCGAACCTGTTGCAGGCGTGAAGAATGCCCTGAAGGTGCTGAAAGAGAATGGCTACACCATAATCATCTTCACAACAAGAAAGCCGACTGCCAAGTTTAAAAAGTACCTGGCAGATAACGAAATCACCTACGACGCTATAAACGAGAATCCTGATCAGCCAGACAAGACCAATCCGGGTAAACCGATAGCTGATATCTATCTAAGCGCTCGTGCTATACATTTTGAAGGTAACTGGAAATGGACACTTGAAAGCATCGCCTCCTTCCGCCCCTATTGCGAGAAGAAGGAGGACGAGAAGAAGGACATGGAGAGTATCTTCAAGCGATACAAGGAGTACGCAAAGAAGAAGTCTAACATTGTATCTATTGGATGATGGAAATAACTGTAAGGTCATCTGACATCTATGAACGCGTCTACACTCTGACGGCGCTTGCCGGAAGAGGCGGAGGCAACTACAATATTGTAGCAGCCACCGATGATAACAGTGATGCGCTTGGAGTGTATTTAGCAACAGCGGTAGCTGAGGCTGAGGCTGAGCTTGCACTGAAGTTGGAGTCAAGTAACCTAATCAAGGTGAGGGTCAATGAAGCATCAGACGATGATGTAACCATTGCGATTGCAGAAGCCACGAGATTCAATTCGAATTTAGAAAACCTGATTGATACTACCTTCCAGATATATGCATCTTACTACGTGTCTGCGATGTGGATTGCAGAAGCAGGCGCGAAGGAGATTGCGGAATCATGGAAGGCTATGGCTGCGGCGCAACTTGTTAGCCTTGCGCAGCTTGTTAGTGTAAGGGATATGTATGTTACAATCGCTGCAAGCTACTCAGAGCGCACGGAGGACACCGACACCTCCACTGATAGTGAAGGAGTAGCAGTGAAGTATGATGAGCGTACCGAGGACACCGATACCTCCACTGATAGTGAAGGTACGGCAGTGAAGTATGATGAGCGTACCGAGGACACCGACACCTCCACTGATGGAGGTACAATCGCTGCAAGCTACTCAGAGCGCACGGAGGACACCGACACCTCCACTGATAGTGAAGGAGTAGCAGTGAAGTATGATGAGCGTACCGAGGACACCGATACATCTACTGATAGTGAAGGTACGGCAGTGAAGTATGATGAGCGTACCGAGGACACCGACACCTCCACTGATAGTGAAGGAGTAGCAGTGAAGTATGATGAGCGTACCGAGGACACCGACACCTCCACTGATGGAGGTACAATCGCTGCAAGCTACTCAGAGCGCACAGAGGACACCGACACCTCCACTGATAGTGAAGGAGTAGCAGTGAAGTATGATGAGCGTACCGAGGACACCGATACATCTACTGATAGTGAAGGTACAGCAGTGAAGTACGATGAGCGTGTTGAGGATGAGGCTACGGACGATGAATCGGATGGTAGCGGTTACGCCAAATACTCATTGCGGCGCGAGGACACAGAGTACACCCGTGAGGACCGAGTGACAGGAGTCAATGTGATTGGTTCCGCTGACGGAGGTATTCTGTATGACAAATTTGGAAACCCTATAACTTTTATATAATATGCAAGAGAGAAGTATAACAATAACACTGAAGAAGGAGCAGATAGTTAATGATGTTGTTGTACAGAGTAACATCCTTGGTCGTGCTCTTCGTGAATCAGCGAAGGACGGAAACTCAAAGTCTGAGCTTCCATCGTTACTTATGACTCCTGACGACGGCGCCACCAAACCAATAGTGGCACGCGCGTTGACTGCGGGCTTTGCTGCCGTGAAGAATGTATGCGGTGTATATCTCAACACAGGTCGTACTACCGACGACAACCGTTTGGAGAAGATTGCCACGTCATCTGGTAATACCACTACTTATAGTGAAATAAAGCTTAGCCTCTCCATGCCGGTCAACTTCAATACCGGAGTCACCGAATCCATTAAGGCTGCTGCCCATAAGGCTATAGTGGACTTCATCATGAAGGAGCTGCTATTCAATCAGTTAGCAGACAAATCGACCGAGTATGAGAAGGCTTTCCAAGCAGACCTTGATGAGCTGCGAACAGCTCTCAGAGCGAGAATATCTGATATGTCTCGCAGAGCCACCGATTGGACATAGAAACAATCTCCTATCTAACCGTTAATTACATATGTTGCCATGGGTTGGGAGTCCACTGATGAAAGTGGGCTCCCTTTCTTTTGGCTTATCGATAGCGTCCCGACTTTGACATCTCGTATTCCAGACGCAGTCCGGAAATGTTGTCGGATGGTGACATATTGGTCTCCACCGCGAAACGGAAGTACTTAAACGAACGTCCGACGATGTGGCGACGGCAGAGAGCTGTCGTCTTGCCGAGCAGAAACCACGTGCTGCCATCTTGCGAAGCGTAGAGCCAGATGGTGGCTGCACTACCTGTTCCTTGCAGGGAAAACTGATGGATGCGTTTCAGGACGTAGGAGTCGAGTTTAAGTGGCCGCGTGAGAATGAGCCCGTTTATGCTTTGTCCAGATCCATAGGTATAGCTGTTGGCGAGTTTGATGATCTTGCCATAGCTCTCCAACTGCACGTAGGAGTATGGATAGATGTTGAGCACGGTGCGCACGGTGCTGAACTTGGCGGAGCTCCACGATTGGTCGCTAATAGAATATATCAACGCATTGCCATTACCACCTCTTATAAAGAAGATTATGCGTGCGTTGGCATAGTCGTAGGCAATGGAAGATGTTCTGAGGAGTGAGGTGATGGTGGTGTCCGGAATGCTCCATGATGAGGCGAGTCCTGATGGCAGTGTGTCGGGTACTCCGTCGAGCTGTCTGTTGATGCAAGTGGCTGCTGAGCCCTGGGTCATCATCGCGCCTTTCTCCGAAAGATAGAGCACTTCGGAGTCGAGCACCGTTATGGATGATGGCGCGGTGCAGACATCTCTCTGTACGTCTGTCGGTGCGAGATACTTGCCCTCGTCGCTAACCTTATAGGCGACGTTACCATCGGAACAGAAGAATATCAGATGAAATTGTCCCAGCTGTCCTGTAGAAAGCGGCGTGGCGACTGTGGCTATACCAAGTATTTGTCCGGAGCCAACGGTGTATGCTCCATCGGCAGGGAACACATAAGGATTGTCGGCATCGGAGACGTATAGCTTGTTTAGCTCACTTACTGGGTCGTTGTTGACAGAGATATAATTGTCTGCAATGCTTGCGCTAAACTCACTCCAATCAAGATAGTAGGAACCGTTCAAGAACGGATGATTTGAAAGCGGAAGTTCATAATAGGTTCCATCAAACACCACTGTGATTTTGTAAGCTCGCTGGTTTGGGTAGTAGAAGAACAGCCCTTTGAATGAAGTATTCACGTAAGATGTTGTTTTTACAACACGCTCTTCTCCATCGTCCGCATTAATATGGACATACATTGTTACGGTCATTTTTGTGTCAGACCATACTATAGGGTTGGTATAGGCGTATTCAAATCCATTGAACAACTTCTTGCTAATATCATAAACATGCAATCGACTATTGTAAACGTACGCTTTAGACGGGATAATTATGTCATGGGATTGATAATCATAATTCTCATCGAGCAAGGTCTGTTGCACAAGATTGTTTAATTTTGAGCCATTAAACTTCACTCCTTTATATCCTCCTTCATTTGCAAGATTAATCAGCTCATCAATTTTATACTCAGCCACCTCATAAAACTGCATATTCGAAATTAATGACTCTTTATATGTCTCATCAGGAAGAGGAGCGAACTTTATAAAGAAACGAGTTTTGTTGGGATCTAAGTCATCCAAATCAGAATAATTGATTTTCTCGAATGAACTTTCTGCTGGGGAGTCTAACGTAAAACTCCAGCCAATGGTGCTCGTACGATAATACCGCGCAAATATACCCCATCCTTCAACCCCACCAACGTCTGCTTGCGATAATAGGGAGCCATATTCCCAATTTGGGGTTTGTGGAGTAACATATATGCCAATAGAGGTTACTATATCCTTCCAATTTTCGATGGAATTATCTTTGTCAACGTGCAAACATAACGTAAATGCATATGGGCATTCGATAGATGGATTAATCGTAACCTTCGGGTGCTTATAAGATGCCACTGTGAGGTAGAATAAGGGATAAGAAGAGCATGGGACCATTAGCATGGGGTGACTGGCCATTGTTACAGTACCATCGTAAAGCTTATATGCAAAACGAACAAAAAATGGAGCGTAGAAAAAATTTTTTTTCTCACAGAAACGAATCATCTGATTTACACCAGCCCATAAATAATCAGAAAATGTCGGATTCCTTGAAACTACAACGCTGGTTATGTCGTCAGAAGTCTCTCTCCCTGATATATCAACCGTTAAGCTATCTCGATTTGATGAGCCTCCATCTTCGTAGCTGTAGTCAAAGATTTCTGAAATGCTTGTGCGATATTTAAGCTCTGCCCCTTCCAAACCAAAGCGAATGCCAATCTCAGGGAGTTTACTTCCTATATACTTGTATCCTCCATTACTCCACAGATAGTATTGCACGCCTGAGTCGGATAGAGCAATAAGAGTATTGCCGACGGACTTGATGACGTTTGTACCGGAGTATGTTGTGAGACGTGTAAATGAGCCCGGCGTATCTTCGTCCGCCCAATAGATAGTGTTGTAGCTATCGAGGAAGATAAGATGTCGGAAGGCAGAGGTGGCGTGTACGTGGACAAGACGACAGTCAGTGTGGCTGCTGTCTATGGTGTACTCCTCACCGGTGAGGAGAGAAGGGCGCAGCGCACCATTGTGCAGCTCTACATTGTGCAGCACAGAACACTGCCCGTCCGGACTGATGTCAGAATAGGGAGTCAGATCGACGCCTGAGAATGATATTTGCTTTTCCATAATGTTGTCCTATTTAAATATACAAAGATTGTGAAACGAGAGCTAAGAGCGCTGATATTCCGCATTGATGGCGAGTATATCGCGTACGGGAGTAGTGCAGATCTGCCACACCACAACGCACAAACGATGGTCGGCATCGAATATACGTCGAGGAGCGCCTATGAAGCGAAACCTGGCACAGTCGGCGCCATCGGCATACTGCTGCAGCCGCGAGTAGACATAGCGAGAAGCAAACCACCAACGTCCACTGCGGCATCGCAGATGGATGCGCGTAGTGAAGCCAGCCTCGGGAGGATAGAATAGCAGATAGGCACGGAGATTTCCAAGGCAGGCGAAGTCCACAAACCAATCCACGCCAAGCCCGGCACGCTTCACCGCCGTAGAGCGGACGTGAATGTTGTGTCTGAAGTATCCCAAGTGAGCGTGAGAGATTGGCACACGGAGGTCGTGTGCCAATCTACGTATCTGAGGGTTGAGCTTTGTCCTCATCGCACCACCTTCGGTTTGTTGGAGAGAGGCACAAGCTTATAGGCGAACACATCGCCATCGTACTCATCCTTCACACGATACTCCACAAGACGGAAGTAGTAGTACTTAGCCTTCACGCCTATGCCGTACTCATAGAATATCTGAGAGGGAGGAGTAGAGTCGAGCGGCGCGCGATATCCGAACTTGCGCAGTCGCGAGAATCCCCTTGGCACAACATGATTGATATGTGTGCGGTTCATCCACTCCTGCTTAGCCGGCTGAAACATCACGTTGCCAGTCTTTTCGGGTGCGCCGTTTCTACCCTTCCTTATCTCGTTGAAGATAATGAAGGCACGTGTCGGGATCTTCTCCTCAACAAACTTCGAAGTAAAGAGCACGTCGGACGCCTTAAACCATTTGTTGTTGTAGAGATAGTTACGCACCTTACATACAGTGTGGTAGCCTGTAAATACAGCCTCCTGACTGTTCATCTCCAGCTTCTTGTACTTCTCGTCCAAATTCTCAATATGGTCCGGATGGATACGGATATTCCTTCTTTTCTTCTTTTCTGCCATGCCTATTAAAATTTTACGTTGTTACTGAATTGGTGAGGGTTACTGATAAGCTCAAACCACCCCGTACGTTCCCCCTTCTCGAACTTACAATAACACGGAATGTCCAGCTGCTCACAAGCGCACCTCTTACAGGGAGAGTTCTCTACATCTATCTTTGTGGCTGAGGCTCGTCCCTCGTCGAGTAGATCATAATACTCCTTTCGGGAGATTTCAATATACTCGTCTCCATCCAGACAGAAATACCTATAGTGTAGCGTCTCCTTATTCTCGTGCGCCAATACGACGCGCCCGAAGTGATTGTACAACCTCCCTGGCATCACATGGTCTGCCCACCTTAATTCAGTTATCAGCTGACTCTCCTTGCCCAACAACCGGATGAGGCGAACCACTAACATTATCAATTTCTTTTTCATCCTTATGAAATTTGTGCCTATCGCCGACGCGAATCTCCGCCGACGCAGACGATGTTAAACATTTCCTTTACACGGTCGAGGATGTAATCGCCATAGCGTTGGCGAAACTCCTCACAATCTCCTACCATATCCATGTTGGTGGTGCCAAGCGTCAGTGTCTCCTTGCGTTGTTCATAGCGCAGCTGCAGGATCACCCGAATTACATTGCACGGCGTACCGAAGTATTTGGCGTCCTCTTCGCACCCAATCTCGTCGATGGCGAGGTTCCACTTCCGCTTGTTGTCAATCCATCGGCAAAGGGTATCCATCCCGTCCCGAGCATAGCGTAGAGCTATCTCGTTGGCGGAGCGAATCTCTATGCAGATATCGTTCCTTGAATACCCGAACGACACCTCGTTGATGTACGCCAAGTAGTTCTGCAGCCCGCGTATAAGGGTTGTTTTCCCCGTGCCAATAGGCCCAAACAGAAGGATACCCTTGTGAGGGTCGAGCTTGCCCGGCGCACGATGGGAAACAACAGCCCATGTCCATGTGTAGAGTTCCTCAACTATCGCCTTATTGCGGTTGTCCACTTTAAACTCAGGCGCTGCATGCAGCATGGCTGCGAGGAACGCCCTCTTCCAGAAGAGCTGTATCTGTTCACCGGAGAGGTTTTTTTTCTTCCCGTTGATGATGCAGTTCCAATCCCTCTTCGCTTCGTCCTTACAGTTGGACGACGTCTGGCGAAGAGATGACACCTGCTTTCTCAGGATTTCTCCGATTGACGGGACATCCTGTTGCTTCTCGTGGGTTAATGTTTCCATGGTACGTAGTTTTTAATTTTATGTTCAACCAATTTGAAAAGTGTTCGTAAATGTCGCGCCTTGTTGCCGATGCCGCTTTGCGCTCGTTCTGCATCCCGACAAACTCATCAAGCATCTCGTCAAGGCGCTCAAAGGAGAAGTCCGGATATCGCTGGTGACGGTTCATCACTACAGTTTCTCTCCAAGCTTGGTCATGTTTCATTTCATCAATGCAGTCGATTATCTGAATCTCTTCATTGAGAGAATTGTCGATTTTCTTTTTTATTTCTTTGTTTTTATTTCCTTTTATTTCTTTTTCTTTCTTTTGTTGCATAGATTCGGAAGTTATGGGCATTTCTTCGGAAGGAATAACCATTTCTTCCGAAGAAATAACAGAAATTTCCGAAGAAACTCCAATATTGTCGAGTAGGTTGTACTCGTCAATGCGTGCCTTACGTTTGATCTGAGAACTAATCTCGCGGTACCTTGACTGGATGCCAGCTGACGTGATCACGTTGTACCGACTATAAATTTCGCCATCGAATAACCCGAGCGAGAAGCAGCTATTAATCACCTCCTGTATATACGCCTCATCAAACCCCAGTGTCTCTGAAATTATGAAGGGCAACTCTTCATCCCCACCAATGTAATACCCATTTTTATAAATAAAACACAGCAGGAGAGCATATGCAGCTACAGCTTTACCACCTTGTCGCCTGATTAGCTTGCGTATCTTTATGTCGGAAAACAGGTCAACGTCTACTGGGAAATAGTCAAGCCCCCTCTTAACTTTTCTTCCCATAGTTCACAGACTTATTAAACCGAAGCTTTGAGCGCCGCATACTCTTTGCGCGCCTCTTCAATCTTTCTTTGATAGCGCTTCTCGTAGAGGACGTTCATCGCATGCCGAGTATCGGCGGATATGCCGCTAACATACTCCTTCACAATCGTCTGAAACTCCTCGTAAGTGCGGCATACCACATACTTCCCGCCTGTGGCTAAGATTGCCTCCTCGTAGTCGCGCTGAGCGTCGGTCTGTCGGCTCGATTTACTCTCTGTTTTCATCTCTATGTTGAGGCTGGAGTAGTGTTGGTTGGGAACCTGGAAAATGATGTCGGCTACGCCGGCCTTCATTCCTTCAGCTTTCAACATCCCAGCTTCTGAGCGAGTGCGCCGTCCTGCATTAGGCACAGCGAACATCAGCGGAGAGAACATAGGGTACACCACATCGAACCACCGTATACATCTTTTTTGAAGATCATGTTCTGTTAAATTTCTTGTTGCCATTTGAGTATTCATTTAAGTATTTCATTAATAGTCTGTAAGCAGACTGTCGTGGATAGCCTAATCTGTCGGATATCTCTTTCCACGGCGTGCCAGCCTCTCTCATCTCTAAAATAAGTTTCGCTTCATCGACATGGTATTTGTCAGCGCGCAACATAAGGTCTCTTGCCTTCCGATAGATGCCATTTTTCGTATGCCGCGTAAGTATATCAGCGATGGCGCTAACTCGCATATAAGGGTACATCTTCTGCAAGAAGTCTATCTCCTTATCCGTCCATGCATTGTCGATTGTTTTCATTACAGGTATTAGTTAGTAGTAAAAAATATCAAGAATAGTACCTGAAAGCGTTCCTCAGTACATCTTCCGCATTACACGTCCAAGCGGCATTCTGCCTTTCGCCGGACTTATTCATTCGTATTGCCTTCTCGCGGACGAGGCGCTCGAGTGCGCGTCTGCCTCCAACCCATTTGGCAGCCTCAGCCTTGGAAAAGGTGATGGACTGCAAACGTGCAACGAGATAGAGGTTAGTAAGCTCCTCATCGCTTGGAGTAGGGATATAGGGTCGTGCATAGTGTGTCATAACGATTAATTTTTAGGGATTGAATCGTAATAGTCACGATTGGCCATGTATTCTCTGGAGACATCGATGTTGTTGCGTGTCCCAATCTTGCTGACAATGGCTTCGTAGACATGATCAGGCATACTGCAACATACCTGCTCTGCGTAGTCATAGCGCCCTGCCAGGCCAATCACGCAGAAGAAGGCGCATATGGCAGCGACACCTACTAAGAATTGTTTTGTTTCAAGTCTCATATCCATGATGTTTTTATGTTAGTTATCATACCGTAATAGCGGAGGAGCGTGTAATCCTCTGTCCTCCGTAAATAGCAAGAGCCTCCTTTCGGATTTTGTCGTGCAGCGGACTATATGGGTCCATATAGTTCAATGCTTTCCTCACAGTTTCCCTCGATACTCCATACTGTATCTGCAGTTTTTTCTGCGCACCGTAAGGAATCCAAATTTTCTCTACCAATCTTGTTTTCTCCATTTTAAATAGTAATTTTGAGGTTCGTTCCCCTTTGTTGTTAATGTAATTGGCAATTACAAGGGCAAAGGTATTTCATTTGAAATAATAAACAATAGGAAATCTAATTCAAATGAATGTAATTAACATACTTTATAAATGCAAATGAGTTTATAATTAAAATTTCTACTGCAAATGGATATGATAGAGAGAATAAGAGCCATTGCTAAAGAGAAGAGCAAATCTATGGCAAGTTTTTCTGCTGCCATTGGAATACCTCAGCCTACACTAAACAATCAAATGCTCGGGCAGAGAAAGATTAGTCTTGAAACTATCTACGCTATTTTGGATACATTTCCAGACGTGAGTGCGGAATGGTTATTAAGAGGTGAAGGTGAAATGGGTAAGGGTGAAGTAAGTTTAGAACAGTCTCCATTACTGGAGAAGTCATCAGGGGATGAATCATTATTCTTTAAAAAGATTATAGATGAACAGCTTGATACCATAAAAATGCTTAGGGCTAAAGTCCGAGAGTATGAAGAGAAAGCTACCGCGGAGAAAGAACGGCAAATAGGAGCATAGCATAACTAATATAAGTAACAAGTATGAAAAGCATTATGAAATTTTTGGTAGTAGTGATAGAGCTGCTGCTGTTGTTCTTTGCGTCATGTGTGGTTTGGTGGGCGTACGACAAGTTTACAGACACCCATGTTACTTGCCTTCGGACAATGTGGATATTGGATTGTGCTGCTATTGCGTGCACTCTGGCGGCGTGTGTTTATGCAGTTATTTACTACCGCAAGACGAAACATCTTGGTAAGTTCGGCCTTTACTGCCTGAAGATAGTAGGTTCTATGGTGTGCAGCGCTATATTCTGTTTCTATTCAGATTGGATATTCTATTTCGTTGTACCGTGGGTAATTGAACTTAATATATGGATGATAGCAATAATATATCTTCTGCTGGGACGAATGATGATTGATGCAGCAGCTTGGATGAGAATGCCATATGTGATTGCGGAATCGGCTCTATATGATAAATGTTTTGCGGCAAGAATTATAGCAGTGCCATATTGTCTCGCTGCATCTTTTTTGTGCGTTCCGATGCCGATATTTGTAGATGTAGAATATTCATGGATAAGATATATAGAGGCGGTTTTGCTATCTTTGTGGGTATTGTATTACTTCTATCGACCTATTGTACTCTTTTTCCTCCCTGTTCGTATGTTCGGTTGGAAAGATGATGTGTGAACCAATTCCTATTACTTTATGTTATAACATTAACATGAATGTGATATGGAACAGACACTAAAGAATGTGGTTAACGATCTACTGGAAAAGATTGAGTTGCTAAAACAAGAAAAAGAAGAATTGGTTAGTAGATGCCGGGATAATTGCAGGACGTGCAAACGTATGGACTGCCGATATCGCCGGGTACAGCAGCGCATGGCAATAATTAAAAGTCCGTTACACTTGGTAACAAAACGTAGTTAAACTGGTAGAACAAGAGAAGGCCTGCATCAAGAACGATGTAGGCCTTTTGTGTGATATCAGGTGGACTATTCAGAAAGTCTTAATAGTCCACCCTGTGGCGGAAGTTGTGCCTGAGTTCGCCTATACGGCAAACTGCTCCGGATGGAACGCATAATCAATCACCTTCCTGATGGCGGAGTCGGCTTGCTTCTGCATGACACGGACATAGTTATATATAGGTCGATTAGTTTTCATCGATTGACCGATACAATATTCGATCACCTCAGTCTTTATGTTGAGCATAAAGCCGAACTGGGCAAACGTCTTACGTGCGGAGTAGTAGGAGAAGTCGGTCTTGATATTTGCCGTCTCAGCGAGACATTTAAGGGCCTTCCCGATGTAACGTTGAATACTGGCATATTCACTCTCTCCGAAACCAAGATTCAGTCGTCCGTCAATGCTGATATACTGATTGATTATAGCACGTGCTTCTGGCTGTATAGTGATGGCAGTAGTCTTGCACCCTGTCTTATGTCTGTCAGATTTAAGACGGGAGTAGCTTAGCACACTCCCTGATAGGTCGGCGCGAACCAGGTCTGCCAGGTTTATACCTCCAAGGAAAAACGACAACAAGAATATGTCGCGCGCAAGAGACAACCGCTTATTGTCTGGCTGAATATTAATAATCTTGTTGAGTTGATTAGGAGTGATATCCATTAGCCGAGGCTCAGATTGAGGCATGGTGAACCCCTTGAACGGGTGTTCGTCGTACTTAACATAGTCGTTATCGATGGCGAGGTTGAGCGCTGCCTTGAAGTGAGTCATACGCATTTGGATGTTGCCGTTAGAGTATCCGCGTCTCTGCATAGCCTTAAGCAGGGTGGCGATATCCCTTTTAGTGAGATAGTCTATTACTACGTCGCCAATGATGGAGACAATTACCTTGCAGCTGTAAGTGTTCATCTTGATATAGGAGGTGCGCCCTTCTTCCTCCAGCATCTTGATTCGCCACTCGAAGAGACCGCTGACAGTCATACTCTCCTTCTTCTCCTCTTCTGCCATCAGAACCTCTTTAAGGTCGGCACAATTAGAATATTTGTCGACATTGATTTTCTCCAGACGCTCACGGTACATATCAAGTATGTACGCAAGTCGTTGATTCATGATGCGTGCGTCCTTGCGGTAGCAGACAGTTCCTTTTTCAAACTGAAACTCATCGTCAATTTCGATGCCGGTGTTGATATAACGCTGGCTCTTGTGATGTGTTAAACAAACGTAAACTTCAAGCTTTCCCGACGATTTTCGTCTTGTTGGGAGGATTTTTAGTGATAATACAGCCATAATTGCAATAGGTTTTAGAGTTTCCGACATACCCTTTTGACATACCCTTTGGCTCACGAGTGGGACAAATGCCGATTTTTTTTAAAACCTTGCGGCTCTATTTTGTGGTAAGAAAAAAGCTATAACCAATTAAGAAATAAGTAGTTATAGCCTTTGTTTAAAAGTGATTCCGGAGCGATTCGAACGCTCGACCCACGCCTTAGAAGGGCGTGGATATATGGTATATTTTTGATAATCACTATTTTAAAAATCAGCTACTTATCTTAGATGGTTGATTTGCTCTTGACATACCCTCCGACATACCCTTTATTGTGAGAATATTGCAGTTGTCATTGCAGTTGTCATTGTTGCAAAAATATGAATATTTTTGGTTTGGTGTTCACTTTTGGGGATTTATTGAACATATTGCATTTTTGTGTTCATTTATGCAGGATTGGTTAACGTGCTGTTTTATGCAGATAGAGGAGTCCATAAAGTGAACTCCTCTATCTGCCGAGACTATTGATTAAATATCATTGCGTAAGGTGATGGTCCCTTTTTCTCTATTGCTGCTCTGTCTTGAAAATCATGAGCGTTATTATTGTTCCCATAATTATTACAACTTGCCTCTGGCAATTCGCAGCCAATAATGTCTTTCCCATAAAGCCCGGCGGCATAAAGCTCAAGGCAACAACCTCGTGATGATTTCCATCCGTGTGCCATATATATGACATCACATTCAAGTAAGGCCTTAATATCCTCACCCATATAATAAGAATATCTCTTATCTGTGTCTTGGCATACATCGAACGGAGTGATAACGTCGTATTGTTGACTGAGCTTGTCCTTTATGAGCTGTGCATCTTTCTTTACCTTCTCAATAGAAAACCCTGTAATAGGGATGGGTACATAAAGCTTCTTCTTCATTCAATCATTTCCTCCTTTTAAACGAGCCACAATATCCTCCATGTATTTAAATCCGTCTAAAGGCTGCTCTTTTCCAGCCAATTCAAGAAGTTTACGAGCGTAGAACGTTGCACCTTCAAAAGGAGCTATAAGTGATGGTGTATTGTATAGTGCTTGCGGCAATCCAGACAGAACAGACCTTTGCTTGTCTACATTCTGAGAGGTTTGCATTTCAATCCTGTTCCCGCTGCGAGTAATGAGGAAAAAACTGTCACACTCGTTTATAAGTGTTATTGCGGATCTCTTTTCTCTATTCATGATTTTATTGTTTTGGTTTATAAATTCATTCCTTTGCGGTAATACTCGACAAGATTCTTTGCTGTATCTATGTCGCAAGCAAGTCCACGACATTTTATCAGGACTGCTCCCTTATACACTGTTCCCAATCTATCGTTTTGCTGGCATCAGCAAGTTGATCATCTCTTCTTTCTCTATTCTCCTGTAAGTATTTTGCTTTTCGTTTCCAATAATCGGCCATCAACCTATAAAAATCACGCTCCGAATTGACATGACCTTTTAAGACAAAATAGTCAGCAGGCATGCCGTACATTTTGTACTTTTTGTCGTTACTGGCGGCGTTGTACTTCCTTAAGCCACTTTCCTCTTCTGAGATTTTAGTGATTTTGCCACTAATTGGTATGCCATCCTTGTCAAGGAAAATAACCTCATCGTCAACCACTAAGTCTCGATTGTTTCTTTTGGAGTCACAATTTGTTTCGGTGCCGGCGCTGGTCGGGAAGTTCACTTCCTTACCAAGATGTCTGCCGTTGATTTCAATATCCTCGACAACATTGTCTCTGTTAGAAACAATATATCTGCATGGGGCATCATCTTCCGCCTTAATGTAGGAGACGTCATACCACTTTCCTAAAATCTTAATTCTCATAACAAATCCTCCAATTTTACTTTTTCGACCGTTCTAAGCTTAAATGGTCGCATATCAATTTTAACCTTCAGTAATCCCTCTATACGCTTCCATAAATTCACATCAATAAAAGCATCAGCGTCAAACTCTGTTGCCATATCTTTTGCCATTGACGACATATTAAGTGCCAACGCTCTGTAGCCGAACTCCCTTGTTATCTGGCCAATGTAGACATGACTGCGGGTGATGTCATTTCGATTGACTGCGATGTCATTCTTGCACTCTTCAATAGTATCGAAGATGTCGCTGAGGAAGTTATCCTCCGACTCACCCCACATATACTTACCGATGTTGCTCATAATACTTCAATTCAATCATTAAACTATCATTTACTCTCTTTAGCTGCCAAACCTCGTTCTGCAAGGAATCGCAACGCTTAATGTAGCAGTCATACAGCTCCTCTGCGTGTCTAAAATGCCGTCGCATCGGGCTATGTCTGATACATATATTCAAAAGGAGTATAAGCCCAGTGTAAATAAGAATGCTCCAAACTATTTCCTTATCCATTGTTTCCGCAATTTTTTGTCAATTTCCGTCTCTTAGCTTCACGCTCGGCAATCTTCTTGACTGCCCTGCGCTCTTTTCTGTTCAAATCATCTAACACTGCTTTGTTCTCCAAGCTCTTCATATAGATGTCGTATGCTTCGCTATAACTCATCATTGTCCATCCCTCCGAATAAGGTTCACCATCTTGCAAAAGCGCATCCAATACTCTGAATAAAGGAACGCTTACGCAATCACGTTCCATATCCACATAGGCATAGTCGAACAGAAACTCGGCTATCTTTATTTTCTTCTCATCCTTAATATACTTCATGCGTGAAGTTATTTCAAGAGCCTTTTCAAATCGTCCTCTGTCATACCGACTGTATTAATATTAATATTAGAAAAAATGCCATTACCGTATGTAGAGCCAGCACAAATCCGGCTAATTTCCCTTCTACACCATACTCCGTATATACATGAATAAGCGGGAGCGAAAGTGCCAATGAAAGCACTCCTGCTATAAGAATGGCTAATATAAACCTCATTTCTTGCCTCCTTCCTTGCAATCCTTGTATGCCTCTAAAACGTCCTGGGCTACCGCATCAGCAAAGTTCTTCGCATCCTCATCGCTTAGTTCGGCTGCTGCGAAGATACCACCGAGTACCCTTGTCAGAATAAAGCAAGCCTCGTCTACAGAGCATCCGTTTATAGCTCTCGTGACCTTTCTGAGCTTCTCTAATATTTCTTTATCGTTCATTGCTTACCTCCTTTCTCTCTTCTTCACCGTTCATAACTCAATAACATTTATATCCAAGTAAAAATCTCCGTAAATCGGGATGGTGTAAACCACCCTATGATTAGGCTTGCTTGTACTGTCCTTCTGTACTCCGTGAGGGACACCCGTGAAACACCTTTGCAAGTTCTCAATCATCTTATCGGCAGGTACTGCCCACCATACCCACGGCATAGCCATGATGTCCATATCTGTGTTAAGACTGCCATGCAGACCAAGTGCCCATCCGCAATCCATTGCTGCTTGTCGGAGGTCGTTCCACATTGAAGCGTAGAACGCTGCCCTCCCGTTACAAGTTACTGCTGCTCGGTCTTTCATTACTTGCCTCCTTTTAATAGTTCGGGATTGTCAAACATATTACCGATAATCTTCAACTCAAACTTCGCTATCCACGTGATTGTTATATCGCACATTTGCACCTCACCTCTCGTTGCTTTGAATGATGCAGTATCTGCGTCGTACATAACAAGATGTCTGTATCCGCTGACAGATTCAATAATGTCGCCTTCGTAAATCATTTCTCCGTTTGCGTCCGACAAACCAATGTACTGACCAACGGTTGCCTTATTCACCAAATGTAATTTGGGGTTACGACTATTCTTATATAAATCTTCAATCATGTATCTATCGTAGTCGTCACCAAAGGAATACTCTAAATTGCCATGCACCCAATGGCCATATGTATAATCGCTATCCTTAGATTTCCCTCTGAATAATATCTCTCTCATTCTTCGTCCTCCAAAATTAATCTAACCTTGCGTGGGCTGTCCTCAAAAGTAAGGGAAGGAAACGTTTTGCTCCTTAAATCGAACATATAGACGCCCTTTCCGATAAATCGGTTGTTGAGTTTTCTTGGCTTCTCGTTGAATATAGCCAATAGTCCGTTTAATTCTCTCGCCAACCACATAGTCGGTGCTTTCTCCACCGCTGCTTCGGCATGCTCTACCCCAGCCAAGAATCTCTCATCAAGCCGACCACCTAACTTGTAGCTGTCGGGGATATTCGGGTCGGCTAACATTGCTTTTACTTCCAAATCTTTCATATTTCCTCCTCCAACATTTCTTTTAATGCACTTGCCATTTTAAGGTTCTTCTCTTTGTCGACACCATTAAATAATTTAAGGCATGCCGAATACCTATCGGTGTCGTCGTAAAACGCAAAGAGCCTTACTGCGCCATCTCTGTGTTCTACTACTCTGAATCTTGTTGGCGTTTCAATAGTGTACTTTCTGATTGCGTCAAAGGCTCCCCTGCAGAGTTCAACAAGGCGCCTTCTATTGAGCTTTGCATCGATACCTTGTTGAAGACGATTAATGTTTTCCCTTAGTTCTTCTATAGTTTTTGCAGCTATTTCGTTGGTATCTTTCTCTTTGTCAAGCTCTTTAGCTTTTTCGCTAAGACATATCTTCAAGGACTCAACCTCTCTGGACAAGCTATCATTTCTGACTAAAAGTTTTTCCTGCTTGAATTGTTCTTGTTGATAAGTTACCGTCCAAACAATTATGCAAATGATAATCACAGATATTATATTCCAAATCATATTGTTTCCTCCAATTTTTCTTTAAGTTCCTCTGCTAAACCGAAATTGTACTCGGCATCTTCTGTGTCGAACACTTTTATAATACTTTCTCTGACATAAGGCGAAAAATTAACGGAATGTATAGAACACAACCTTACAATTTTGCCCTCTTCTCGCTTCACAATAAACCCTGCCGGCACTTCCTGTAATGAGTTGGCCTCGCCCTTGTATTTAGCCAAAGCGAAAGACATCAATGCCTTTAGTTCTTCAACTTCCTTGCATCTCTGATTGAGTAGGTCATTGTTGACATCGGCTCTCTGCTTCTCGCTTTCGAGGAGGTCACTCAACTCTTTAATTTTACCAAATAGTTCTTTTATTTTGAGGCCGCGCTTTTCACGCTCGTTTTCCTCTTCAATGAGCCTTGTCTTTAAAGTACTAATCTCCTCTTTGTAACCAGCAATTAGCTTTTCCAATTCAGTTTCCATCTCTTTACATTTCTCATTTATAATATTCTTGTAAACCCTTAGACACAAGTATAATGTGATTATCCATATTACACTGCATATTACACTGCATATTACATATCCCATAAATTTATTTTTTTTAGTTACAATTTAAGCCCTGCGGCTTCATGTCCTTTTAGGTCGGATTTCAGCTTCTCTATTCTGCCGAGTAGACTATCTCGCATGATTTCCGCTTGTCTTTATTTTATGTTCAGATAGCAGATTTGTTTCTGAAGATCATCATTGGATGCGGAGAGTTCTTTATTATAATTCTTTAGACCTATTGCTTTGCAACAGGCTTAAATTAACTTCTTCGGTTCTTTCGCATCCAAATTGAATGCCACGTATTCTACGCTTAGCCAAATCCAGCTCTGCTTCAAGGTCTTTTACTTTTTCTTTAAGGCTTTTTGCTTTCTTCTCCTTGTCGAGCGCATAAAGGAAGCAGTAAAACACTAATGGTATAGCTGTAATTAGTACTATCCAAGTTATAATTGTATCATTCATTGCCTTGTAACTATTTAAGAAGATGTTCTATTTTAAACATATTTATCCAATATCATTGCGGTGATCAATACAGCTGCAGCACCGATGGCGGCAACTACAGCCCAGATGGCCAACAGCTGTACCTCTATGGGTAGGGCTGTAAATTTCCTTATGAGAGAGTTGTTTTTCATTGTACCGTGCGGCCATACTATTGGATCTCGCTAAAATGGAGCACAGCAACGTGGTTGAACCACTTGCCATTGTACTGAGATGCAGTGATGGAGAGGGTGAGGTTAACCTTTGCGCCTATAGCTGGTTCATTCACCACCGGCCCATCACCGGAGAACAAGTCGACAGTAAGGGCGCTCGTGCGCAGTCCGTGCTCGTCGTCGGATGTCTCGATGAGGAAAGTTTTCTTCTCCCAATCACCTCCATCCTTCTTCTTCCCATTTTTCTTTTCAAGCAGGGCTTTTACTACGCCCTGAGTTGTTGCTATCATAATCCAGTTTTTTAATTAGTTTCTTAATCTGTTGTCTACACTGCCTCGCCTTATCTTGTTCTGATGGTCTATTGCAGTAGTTGTCTACCAAAACAGAGCAAGCCTTCAGCAGATGCACTATATGTGTTACCTCCGTACGACTAATCGGAATTGGTTTGTATCGGTTCATAGTATTTTATCAACACTGATTTATGAGTCCTGTCATAATAAATCGTAGGCAGCGGTAGTGATGTGCGCACATAAGGTTCTTTCTCACTTGGGCGAGTAAAATATTTGTCAAACTCCAAAGATGCCTCCTCTCTATTGATTGAAACAATAGACATAGTGAGATTTTCATCTATGCGAAATCGGAAGAGTTCCAATCCCTCGCTTTGTAAAATATTCAAATACTCCTTGTATTGCTTAATTCCGAGATGTCCTACGGGTATAGTGCCAAGTGTCGCAAGGCCGGTTGAATCATACAGATACCAATTGTCGCATGGGATGATGCGCAACTTTGTCAAGTAGTTGTCCGTTGCACGTTTGCTCTCCGTGAGCACAAGTGTCTGGTTTATCCATGCAGATATATTACAGCCCTCGTCCTTCTTCCTCTGCAGGATGGCAGCGGTTTCTTCTGTTGGTCGGAATGTTATTGCTTTTTCCATGTTGTATTGCAATTATTACGGATACAAATTTATTTCTATTGTGTATTACAAATAGTCCATCTTTTCAGATTT